GTGTGTCTTACACTCGGGATGCTCTTAAGCGTAATGCTGATGCTAAGCATCAAGTTGCTACGCAGAGCACTCTCATGTCTGTTCTTGCTGATCCTTCGATTGATATCAACACCAAGAAGCAAGCTATTCTTAATATCAATAGTAGTTTTAATAAAGATACTGCCACTCAAGTAGCTACACAAGCTGCTCAGCTTCCTAGCAAAGGTGAGAATCAAGAGCAAGAAGATGTACGCATTCTTGGAGCAGAACAGTTTCGTGCTGTTCGAGAGAACAGAGAGACTAAGCAGAAACTCTTGAATGGTAAGATGGCTAAGCTTAATTCTGGATTTGCCAGTATGACTGGTGATGTCGCCGAAGTAATGCTTGCTCCATTTGCTGTGAATAAAGTGGGATTTGGTATCCTGAATGATATACTCACTGAGGTAGGTGGTACAGCTTCTAGAAAGAAAACTGCTGCTACTCCGGGCAGTACCATCATGGAAATCCGTGAGAAGCTTGCACAGATTCCTGCAGCAGATCGTACAGCAGTTGAACAACGCATCACTGATCTCATCTTCAATACCCCCAACATTGTCTTCACGAATGATAATGCATTCGCTAGGATGACCTTAGCTAATTCCATTCTGCAAGATGGTGGTTATTCCACTACTGATAAGTGGTTGGATAATGCATCAGGATTGTTGGATGTAATTGGTGTGGGCTCTCTCCTTAAGAGTGGAGCTAGACAAGTTACTAAGCTCTTCACTAAGACCCCCCAAGCTACTGTAGATAATCTTAATCTGCGTAGTGTCACCTCTTCTACTAGCCCTGTTTCTCCTATCAAGTTGATGGAGGATTCCAACCCTGAGAAGGCTAGGGGTATGTATGAGATGGTTGTTAAGTCCAGCAGTGATGAAGCTGCTCAAGCAGTGGCTAGCACCAATCGTGATGCTGCTATTATTGATCCAATCATTCCTCAGCCATTAGCTAGAGATGGTAGTGTAGAAGCTAAGCTTGTTGATGCAGATAGAAATGTCAAGGCGATCAACCCTAATGAACAAGTGGTGAAAGAATGGAATGACAGCGGAGCTATTGTCTTTACGGAAAATGAACGTAAGTCTGCTGCTGCTGCAATATTTCATGACTTAACTAATGTTAAAGGGATTACTACTTTAGATAATATGGTAGCTGTTGGTACTGACGGCAGTAACCTCACTATCAAAGCTGTGTATGGCACCTCTGAAGGTGGCTTCTTAAAAGCACAAACTGCTATAGATCAAGTTAAGTTGGCTCTGAGGGAGTATGGTATCACGGAGCGTGACCTCACTCTCTTGCGTAAAGAAGGTGATGAATACATCCCTATTACGCTTAAGGAAGCTGCAGATGATGGCAACTATGTTGTCCAGCTTGATACGAAGCATAAGCTTTCTTCAACTGATATCACTGTATGGGATAACCTCGATGTAAAGAGAAACTTCTTTGATCGTATCCCCTTCTTGCGTAGTGCTAGATCAGGTACAGCAGCCAACACAATCCTAGACAATGCATCAATGCTCCATCCCACTATCAGTGGCGCTATGGTTGTACAGACAGACAAAGCTGTACGTATTGATAAGCTTCTCCTCCAATTGCATTCCCAATTCTCAGATGTCTATACCAAGCTTCCTAAAGCTAGACAAGAAAAGGTATATGAATATCTGAAAGAAGCGAATGCTCATGGGCTTGAGCTTAACAATAGCCAGCTTGTAGGTCGTGGATTTGTGCAGCAAGAGATTGATGCTATTCACCAATGGAGGTCTAATTGGGATACTCACTTCTGGCTTGAGAATGCAGACTTAGTTCGCACTCTCTCCCATCAAGGAGTGAAGGTATTTGATAATGCAGCGACAGGTACTAAGCTGTTCGCTAAGGAAATCCCTAAGAATACCAATCTTGCTAAGGTGTATGACCCGGCTACGGATACAATCATTACGCTGAACAAGGTGGATATTGATAACCTGTATGCATCTGGTGGTTCCTATGCTGCATTCAAGCGTCCTATCAATGTGAATGGTGTTGAGATTGAACACATGGTTGTGCGTAACACCCCTACAGAATACCTGAGAGGCTTGCGTAGCTTTGACCAAGTGCTTGATTATCGTAAGGGATACTATCAAGTGCAGTACAATGCACCTAAGTTCATCACTGAACGTAAGGTGGATAGTAATGGCAAGGAGTATTTCAAAGCTAGAGAAGTTGCAGGGGATACACAATCTGCAGAACAGATTCGTAATCGCTTAGCTGTAGCTGAAGGTAAGTCTGTAGATGATTTCAAGGTGAGAGATGACCTTAAGGATATGAAGGTAGATACCGATGCATATTGGGATTTACACAATACCTCTGGTCGTATTGCTCAACGTAGGCGTGGGAAGCGTTTAGAGGACTCTAGCGCCCCTGTAGGTGGCTTTGACCATCAGTATATGCTTGACCCTGTAGAATCGTCTATACGGGCTTCTAGGAGCCTTGCAGGGCGTGTTGCAATGAGGGATGCTCTAGAAGTTGCTAAGCAACGTGCTATGTCCCAATATGGTGAGTTCTTTAAGAGTGATGGCAAAGGTGGGAAACTGTGGGTGGAACACTCAAACAGTTTAGTTCCGACTACTGGCCGAGAGGTAGCTAGCATTGCTGATGCTCGCACTACAGTTGAATACATCAACTACATGCAGCACGGCTATACAAACATTCTTGATGAAGGCTTTAAGTCGTTAATGAATGGTGTAGCAAGTATGCTCACTGCTAGCCCCACTGCTGAGAAGAGCTTCATTTGGATGGGTGGAATCAATCCCACTAATGAGCTAAAGCATGGGGTCTTTCAAGCATACATTGGCTTAAACCCATTCCGTCAGGCTATGATTCAGAGCCATCAAACTGTACGCCTCTTAGGGTACAATCCTGCATATGTTGCATCTGGTAAAGCTTCATTAGATGGTGCTACATACATGCGTTACGCTAGCGGTCTCTCCGACATCAATACTGCATCTAAAGCAGATCGTGAGATGGTTGAATTCATTCAGAAGAGCGGTATGCTGGATGCTGTAGATAAACAGAATCTAGTTCGTGGCTCTCTGTATGACATGGCTGAGTCTTCCAACAAAATGAAGAAAGCTATTGGTACAGTTGCTACAGTGTCTCGTAAGGTTGGTTTTGATACAGGTGAACAGGCTAACTTAGCTATGCACCTGTTAGCTGTACGAGATAAGCTTATCAAGCAAGGAAAGAATATGGCTGATCCTGCTGTTAGGGATGAAGCTTATTCCATAGCGCGAGCAATCACCTATGACATGAACTTTGCAGGAGACCTTCCTTATAACCAGAATGCTATGAGCTTGTTCTTGCAGTTCTTTCAAGTTCCACATAAGGCTTTCCTGTCTCTCACCAATAGACGTATTCCTTCTCAGGATCGCTTAACTATGGCAATGATGGATACTATGCTATTTGGTATCCCCGGAGCTTTAGCTATTGAGAATCTGATTGGTAAGGAGATGCTCCCTAAGGATGCTGCACAGAAACAAGCTGTAGTCAGTGGTTTAGTCTCTGTAGGTTACAATGGAGCCCTCTCTGCTATTACTGGTAAGGATACGAAGATTGATTTCTCTTCTCTCTCTCCTTACGGCATAGATGGCTTTGCTCATCTAGCTCATGCTGTTGTCTCTGGTGGTACGCTTGAGTTTATTCAGAACTCTCCTGCATTCACTATGTATCTGAAGAGCGGCAGCAGGGTACAAGAAGCCTTTGGCCGTATGTTTAGATACTTAGGCTTCATTGATACACAATCTGGTCTTGAACCTGAGACTGCTATGAGCGTATTGAATGGTGTTGCTGAGATATCATCTGGCTGGACTAATGCTCAAAAGGCTAAGCTCATCTACGAGATGGGTAAGATTCCTAGTAAGACAGGGGATGGTGTGATTCTTGATGATGCCAACTGGACGTATGCTGCTGCACAAGTCTTAGGATTCAAGAGTCAGAAGGAAGTCTTTGAATGGGCAGCCATTAAAGAAATCCATCAGAATGACAAGGACAGGGAAGCTGATTATAAGAAGGTATATGATTCTTATATCCGTGTTCTCACCCGTGATTCTAAGCTTAAGGTGAGTGATCCTGAAGCTGTTGAGAAAGTATTAGGAGCAGTTAAGCTCATCTACAAGGATGACTTCAAAGCTCAAGAATGGTTTAACAAGCGTTTAGCTAAGGATATGGTTGATCGTAAAGACACCCTTATGCGTGACATTGTTGAATCAGGTAACTTCTCTGATGCTAACAAGAGCATGGCTAATGCTAGACAGCTTGGTATGGTTGATGAAGACTACAAGAAATCTCTACAACTCTTTGATGATATGCAGAGACAAATCCAAACTATAAAGGAAAGTAAATAATGGCAGATTTCAATGTAAATCTAGCTGCTCCGTCTGCCTCTGGTGCAAAGGTTATTGCCCCTGTGCATGACAATCGTACAGATTTCCCTAACCCTTGGGTGCCTGTAGTTGCTAGTCTAGCGACCACCTTTCTTAAGAATGAAGCAGATCAGAAGAAAGCAGCAGCGTTAGATCAACAGAATGCTATTGTAGCTGAGTTTACTCGTAGCCAAACCCTCTTGAATGACTCTGTTGCTCAAGGGGGTTCTTTAGCAGAAGCAGGAGCTAAGGCTAGGTCTAATTTCTCTAAGTATGCTGCTTCCTATCCCCACTTAGCAGAAGACTTTGCTAAGGTGAACAAAACCCTCTTTGAATACACTGACTTAGGTGAAGCCAAAGATGATAGGCAGATGTTTAAGGATGCTCGTAAAGAAGCTATCGGTAGTGCAGTGAAATCTGGCTATCCGATTGATTTGAACACTCCTGCTCCTGTTGTTGATGCTCAGTTGAAAGCCTTTCAAGTATCTCGGAAAGCTGAAGCTGAATTCAGTACATTAGTTAAGCAAAAAGCCGAGATGCGTTCAGCTAGTGCTGAAGATAGACAAGCTTTTGACTTTAGGGTTAAGAATGAGTCTGTACAGCTTCTCTCCACTATTGCTGATAGTCATCTTGATGCAGCCTTCCTGAATGCTCAAGCTATTGCTGCTGAGACAGCTAGGACAGGGGATATCAACGGTGGTAAGATGAAGCTCACTCAGTCTTTCTCCAATATTGAACGAGCTATTGCATCTGCTAGTGCTCTTCATCCTGAGCTTGGTCGTACATATAAGGCTCTCTTTGATGAAGCTAAGCAGCTTGGTATGGATCAGATTGAGGGCAAAACTGCTGGTGCTGCTGCTGAGAATCAGCTTAAGGCTCTACAGACTAAGATTATGCTTACCACCTTAGCGTCCCCTGAGAATAAAGCATTCTATGGGATGTCTAAGGTGTTTAATGGTAATCTCCCTGCTACCTTCTTGAATGCTAATACAGCAGCTAGGGATAGCATCACTAGGCTCACTCTTGAGTTTGGTGGGAATGCTCCGCAAGTTGTTGGTAGAGCTGACACTGAACCTGCTACGTTTGATCTGTTGAAATCTCAAGTATCTGCTATTGAATCTGGTAAGGTTCCTGATGCAGAAGCAACTAAGACTCAACTTGGTCATGCCGCTAACAATGTGCTTGCACAGGTTGGTAAGGCAGCTTCCACTGGACTGAAGCCTGAACAACTCTCTGCTTCTTTCAACTTCATTGCTAGTCCTGAGTATGCTAAGCTTATTTCCTATGGAAAGATTGATGGTCAAGCTGCTCAAGCTGCTAATAAAGTGTTCAGCTTGATGTATGAGAATTCTATCTCCAAGAGCTTAGAGAAACGCTTAGAAGAACCCTTCCGTGACACCTCTGGTAAGAATGATGTAGCATATAAGGACATTGTTGATTTCCAATGGAAGAATGGGAAGGTATCTGCAGAAGCAGCTAAGGGTATGTGGATGACCCCGATGGAATCACATGATCGTGACCATTTCGTACAGCAGATGGAGACCAATACCAAAGTGGTGAATCAGCTTGTGAAAGCTGGTGCCCATATGGAAGGTCACACCAACTATGACAAATATTGGGAAGCTAATAAGCATCAGATTCTTCCTAATATGTTTCCTGATCCTGCTAGGCTGAAGGTTGGTCAAGTGGTGGATGGCTACAAGTATATTGGTGGTAATGTTAAATCCAAGAGTAATTGGATTAAAGAACCTGAAAGCCAATAATGCCTAGTCCTTGGGAACAAACATGGAATGATGTAAAGCAGGGAGTGGAGCAAGCTGTAGGGAATGCCTCAGAAGCCGTCCAGAAGGCTCTCCCTTGGGCTCAAGACTGGAAGGCTAAGGCTACCCCTCAGCAAGCCCCTGCTCCTCCTGCAGAGGCTGTAAAGCCCTCTAGTGGGGAGATTACAGCAGAGAGCCTTCTCCCTGCCCTCATCCAAGCTGAGAGTAGAGGTGTCCACATTGATGAAAAGACAGGGGAACTTCTTAAATCTAAGAGGGGGGCTTTAGGACTCACTCAGATTAAACCTGATACCGCTAAAGCCCCCGGATATGGGATTAAACCCCTACAAGATCATTCTCCTGAAGAATATAAGCGTTTCACTATTGATATGCTTAAAGCTGGATACAAGAAGTTTGGGGATTGGGAGAAAACTATAGCTGGATATAATGCTGGATTTGGGACCATTGATAAAGCTATAGGGAAAGCAGAACGCTTTGGAGGGAATTGGCAAGATCACCTGCCTCAACCTAAAGAAACCCTCCCTTACATCAGGAAGATTCTTCCAGCTTCTTCTATGAAGCCTGTGTCTTCCCCTAAAGGAAAGCCATTAGCTGCTACAGAAGTTGGTACTATCTTAGATGATGCTAGTGCATTTGCTAAAGCTGCTGGTGAGGGAGTGCAAGACTTAGCTCTAGCTGCTGGTGCAGGAGTAGGAACAAGCTCTGCATTAGCTACAGCAGGAGAGATGTTAGCTGATCCTCTTAATCTGGTTCCCGGAGGGAAGGGAATAGCCGCTGCTGGTGTCATTAAAGTTGGTGGTAAGAAGATTACTGAGACAATGACTGATGCCACATTCGCTAGCATTCTCCATTCAATCACTGGAAACACTGAGGATATTGCTAAGGTGATTAAAGGGAAGAAGCTCTCTGCTGATGAGAGGGAGCAACTCTTATTAGAAGCTTTATTAGCTAAGAAGAAAGGAAAATAATGCCTAAACGCGGAGAGTACAAGAAAGGCGCTAAGAAAGCTTCTATAGCTAAGCGTAAGTTTAACAGTTCGGAAGAGCAGAAGAACAGACGTGTCCAGCGTAATACAGCTAGGCGTCGTATGGAGAAAGCTGGCAAGGTGCATAAAGGTGATGGCAAAGAAGTCGATCACGTTAAGCACAAAGCCCGTGGTAAGCTGAATAACAGTGAGAGCAATCTGAGGGTGATTGGCCGTACAGCTAATCGAAAGAAGAACCTTGGCACAGGTGGTAGGCCAAAAGGTAGTTAATTGTATTACAATTTTAATAGGAGAAATAAATGGGTATTGTTGCACATGATGCTGTAGATCGGGCTGAATTTGGTAATATGATTAGTGCTTCCCTTGGTGTTTCCACCGGGGAACTCACCCGAGTTTCAGATACAAACACTCGTATAGTGAATGCTACGGCATCCACTCTCACTGTCACTGAAGCTCTTCACGGGAATCGGACGATTGTATTGGACTTAGCGGCTGGTATTGCTGTAACCCTTCCTGCTGCTGCTGCTGGCTTGAAATTCCGCTTTATTGTTAAGACTACCTTCACTGGTGCTGCCACCATTAAGTCTGCCACTGGCGCTGACATTATGATTGGTTATGCCTTGATGGGTAATAACACTGATAATACGGTTGTTCGTTGGCCTGTTATTGCGGCTGACACTGCAGACACCATTGATATGCTTGGTACTGGTAATAGCACTGGTGGTATGGCTGGTCAAGAGATTGAAATTGAAGGCTTGGCTGCTAATCTGTGGTTTGTGAAGATTGTTGGGGATGCTGCTGGAACTGAAGCTACTCCCTTTGCTAACACCGTAGCCTAAGAAATTTAGGCAATAAAAAAGGGCCACCCCGTTAGGAGTAGCCCTTAAGCAATACACTAAGGCTGGCTAGAGAAATCTAGCTGGCCTTTTTCATTTCTAGATCATCATAGCTTCTCGAATGTAATTCTCTATGACAATTGGAACAAACTAGAATACATTTCGAGAGTTCAGTTAATATTTTTGGATGGGTAAGGGAGTATGATTGTAGGAGTTTAGCAATACCTCCCTCTTTCTTTTTAGGGTCAGTATGGTGAAAGTCATACGCAGACTGGTGAAAAACACCACCACAAACTACACATTTACCTCCAAGTAACTGTATTGCCTCTTGCTTCCTCTTTCGTGTAGCAAGCAGCAGACCTCTGACTATACAAGATTTGCACCAAGTATTAAGACCATCCTTTGCTTTCTTTTGTTTCCAGAAGTCGACAAGTGGTGTTAGTGTACCGCATTTAGTGCATACCTTACACCCCGCATGAACCACCTTTCCCTCCGATTTCACAGATGTCATTCTCGACGTAAACTACTCCTTTGTGCTTGATAGCTTCGGAGTAAGGCACTTCAGTGAGAGGCTGTCCACCCCTACTTCCATCTGGATAGCTTGTAAATCCACGAAGTCGAGGAGCATACTTTGATAAGACTTGCGCAAAATGCGTAACTTTCTCTTCGTTGTTATCTTTCGTCCCCCAAGCAGGTAGATTAATTGTGCTTGAGATTGACATATCGACATAATCTTGGATGTCAGCTTGGAATTTAATTCGCTGCTCATAGTTACTTCCTAGTTTGTAAGCTGTTTCAATTTTCTCAGGATCAATACCTTGCTTGATAAGAATATCTGCTGTACTGTCAACGCAATACTCATAATGCCAACGAGTACCATCCTTAACATAACGACGCTTATAAGCAACAGCAAAAAGAGGTTCAATGCCGGTAGTAGTAGAAGCAAGAATACCAAGAGTGCCAGTTGGAGCAATAGACCTGAAGGCTTTAGGATGGGAGAGATAGAATCGGTCACAATGCTCTCTTCCTGACTTCTCCGATTCACTCCTGTATACTTCAAGCCATTCCTTGAGTTCCGGAACCACCTCATAGCCATAGCCCTTTTTCAGCAGCCATTCGTGAATACCCATGAGGCCGAGGCCAAGTCGTCTGTTTTTCTCTCGGACTTGATAAACTTTCTCGTATGGAAGACTAGCGCGTAGGGTTCCACAGACGAGGAACTTTGATGCCAGCGATACCACAGATTTGAGTTCTTCCAGAGAACTGACAACGCCAAGATTGACTGAGCCAAGATTGCATACGTCAGAATCATCCTCACTCGTAACTTCAGTACATGCATTCCTAAGCGTTTCATTTTGCTTCTCTCCAAAATTAAAGGAGAAGCCCGGCTCTCCTGTTTCCATTGCTTGCCTACAATTCGCTAAGAATGTAGGACTCACTGCCCTAATAGCACTATGCTCAAATTCAGAACTGAATGCAGAGCCGCTATACAACCAGTCATCATCGTAATTAACTGAGATGTTGGTCATATCCAGCATAGCAGGAAAGTTGAAATCTTCTGCTTTCAGATTCTTAATCTGCTCAGACCAATTCTTAGCTTTAAGAAAATCTGGAATATCTTCATGCTTCCAATTTAGCGATGCATATATTGCAGAACGCCGGCTCCCTCCCTGCATAACGTTCCTGCCAATCTCGTTTATCATGCTCATCAAGGAAAGTGGTCCTGAAGACACACCTCCCGTTCTGCGGATAGGCTTGCCCTTGGCACGGAGAACAGAGTAGTCCACACCAATTCCACCCCCTGTCATTAGGCATGAAGTGCTCCTCTTTGCGAGGTCTGCCCATTCTTCCCTTGTATCGTGCTCAGCACGAAGCAAGTAGCAATTGTTGAAGTAAGAGTTAGGCCTACCAGCATAGTATATGTAACGGCCTCCTGGTATGAAAGCCATTGTTTTAATGTATTCTGCAAGCTGTTTCCTCTCATCAGTTGACATGAGGGCTTGTTGTGTGCCCCATCGTGTTCCACAGACATCTTCTACAATACGCTCAGCAGCTTGATCCCAATTATCATCTGGGCCTTGGGCATACTTGAAGCGGAAGACATTCTCCCCTAGATCACTCTTGAATCTGTTCTTCTGCATTTTTTCCCTTCCGTTTACGCTTAGGAGCTTCTACAACAGCTTCAGCTTGCTCTACAACATTCTGAACACGTTGCATGATGTCTTCAGCAGACACCCACATATCCTTACCACCTAAGATGCCTTCAATTTCTTCTACAGAGAAGAAGGGCTGATATACGTCCATGTAAATCTTCTTAAGCAGAGCTTGAGTGAAGATAGCTTGTTTAATGTTCTCATTCATCTTGCCACCAAGACCTTCACTACCATCATGCATCATCAAGTAGCTGTAGGGCATGATTGAGATATTAGGGCAAGCAAAGAGAATGATGCTTCCAGCAGACATCACTTGACCATCTGCGATACCAACTACAGTGGCTTCAGAAGCTTTGATAGCATTGAGAAGCTGCATAGTGATGTCAAGACGGCCACCGGGAGTATTCAGGTGAATGTAGATGTTTTCATTAGGCTTGCCTTGATAGAGACAATCAATCAAATCAACAAAGTCATCTTCGTCTTCGATGATACCATTGATGTAGAAATGTCGGTCTACCCCATTGATATGAACTCGCTCCATATCCTTATTACCAATCTTAAACATTTACTTTCTCCCAATCTTCAAACTTCTCAATCCACATCTTACACTGAGGACTTCTGAGGATGTCATCTCTATTGAACTCAATCCTATGTACAGGCATATCAAAATGGTTTACCATCTTAATAAGCTGAGCTAAGCCACTCCCTTGAAACTTAGGACTAACCTGAGCTACATCCCCACATAGAACAATCTTGCTATACTTACCAGTGCGGGTTAGCAATACCTTAAGCTGATCGAAGGTGATATTCTGACATTCATCAACAATGATGAAGCTCTTGTCAAAGGTCATCCCTTGGATGTATTCAAGGGGGTAGAAGGTGAGTTTCCCTTCTTGCTCCCATTTCACTGTTAAGCTACGAGGACAGAATGCATCCATTGTCTGCAGGATAGGACGAATCCAAGGCTCCATCTTTTCTCGCTCAGTGCCGGGAAGAAAGCCACTCTTCTCAGCAAAGGATACATTAGGGCGAGTGATGATGATTTGCTGGAACTTCTTAGCAGAGAGAGCCTCATAAGCGGCCCTCACTGCTCCATAAGTTTTCCCTGTACCTGCTGAACCAAATGCAAGGGTAGGGTACATCAGCTTATCCCGTAGAGCTAGGTCATATAGCTTGTGATTATCAGACATTAATTAGTCCAATCTCAGTTAGCTTTTCAGTAATGATTTCTACCAGCTTTGGATCACGGAACTGATACGCATCAGGGATGTTGAGGACATGCACTTCTTTAACCTGCAGGTTGTAATCCTTAAGAGACTTATGATGTTCCTTAGCAGCAAATATAATGATGTCAGCCCATTGAATCAGTACATCATCAACCTCGACTAAGGCATAGTCATGGACGCCAGCAGCACGGGTGTTATATCCATGTTGGCTTAGAACATAAGCAATAGTAGGAGAGCGTAGAAGACCAGCAGAACATACACATAAGACTCGTTTAAAGTCGCCCTGATTAGGGTTTTGACAATTCCATAATGCATTGTGTCGAATCTCTTTATCCATTAAATCTCTCACGAATTTCCTCAAAGTTAACAGGGGTGTAATTGATAGCCTCAACACTCACATTTACATACTGGTTAGAAGCTAAACTGTTTGCATGTACATGACCATGAATGTTGGCAATCCACCGATACATGCTGTCTGGATGCAGAGGGATGTGGCTAAGCACAAACTTATCCAGAGTGTGCGTAGCCCTTACATCCTTGAACATTTGAGCATACTGACTAAGCTTGAGATTGTCATGGTTTCCCTTAATGAGGATTTTTGTACCATTCAAATAATCAAACACTCGCTTCATATACTCAAAGTTCTTAAATCCAACATCCCCTAAGTGATACACCTTGTCTTCAGGCTTGACAACATTATTCCAGTTCTCCATCAACACCTCATCATGATGATGGATGTTATGGAAACCCCCACGGAGAGGGCTTCCATCTTGACGCAAGAAGGTTAGAATGTTGGCATGACCAAAGTGTGTATCCGCAATAAGGAAAGTTTTAGCCATACTTATGCTGAAGGTACTTGAGACTAACTTGCATTGGTTCAAACTCTCCATCATGCGTGTCATTCAGCATCCAGACACCCCTCCAATGTACATTCCCTTGTGGCCCCATGTAGTCTTCATCATGCAGGTAGCAAGCACCAGAGAAGAGACCAGTGATACGCTTACCTTCAGCAGTGTATTGACTAGCAATACCGTCCTGCTGAACATGACCCATTACGCAGGAGACATGCTTCTTTGTGATAAGAGCATTAGGACTTGTAACTGGCCTTCCAGCCACACCACTTGTGAAATAATGGCTAAAGCAGACACCATTGATAGAAACAACAGCAAGGTAAGGGTAAACTTCCCAACCAAACTCTTGATATTGCAGATCATCAATTGATAGAACACCATCAAGCTTAGCATCGTCATTGACAGCCCGATTAATACGTTCATCGTGATTTCCTAAAGTCATTACCAAACGTGGATTATAAACTTTCTTCTTGTTAATGATCTGTTGTTCTTGTAGGTTAAACAGAGGGTGAAGAAGTTTTCCTTGTGCTTCAATAACACTATCTACGTCATCACGATAACGACGACCTTCAAAGCTCTTCTTACCTACATCATAGGAAGAGAGACTAGGCATATCAGCAAAATCACCAATCTGCACAATGACATCAGGACGCTTATCAACAATCATCTGACCAATCCACTCAAGGTGGGAAGTATCTACACCGGGTTTAACTTGGCAATCAGGGATTACAAGAATCTTACTCAATTTGTGGTTCCTTTATTTAAACCTTCAAGTTCAATCAAGAGGTCAATGTAATGCTTAGCTTTTAGAAGGTCTGCTAAGCCATTCTTAGTTTTCCAACGGGATACGTATTTGATTACATTAGCTTCACAGTAAGGGAGATTATTAGCATGGATGAACTCAATAGGTTGAATCTTAAAATCCTTATAATGACTTCCGCCTATTTGAACATCTAATGCAGAGTTATTTAACCCCATAACCCCTCTCCACCATATTCACTAAGAACTGCTGATGAACTGTCTTACGCTCGTCTTTAGGGATAGACTCAAAATATCCAACCATTAGGCTTGCACCTTTAGGTGTAATCTTATTCTGCTTAGTGTAAGTCTCTGCAATGTTAGCAAGGATTACAGCACGATTACGATTACGGAGAGTAGCATCTTCGATGTCATTAAACAGGGAATAACCCTTAAAGTCAGTTGCTTGCGTCATTTATTGTTTTTCTTTCTTTAGCTAGACACCTTTCGGTGTTACTCTTAGCCTTATGACAAGGCTTACAGAGGATTTGATATCCTTCTTTTTCGCAGAACATCCTTACAATTACATCATCCCATGAAGTGAAGCCAGTATCAGGATCAATAACAGGATGTATGTGATCCACTTGTACTTCTTTAGCTGGAAATGTGTTTCCACAAGCTGCGCAAAGGTAGTGTTCTGCAAGCCTACCAGATGCTTGATTAATTCTCTTACCTCTCTTGGCGTCTGAGAGAGCAGAGAACTTTGGAGGCCAGCGTTGTGATGCAGAGCGTAAAGCTGATTTGATAAAGCTTGTAAATCTGGCTTCTGTCCATTTACCATTGTTATACATTAAAAAAATGTTTCCATGAATCGTTTGATTATCTCATAGAGCCGTTTCTCATCCTGATATGCATACCCATCAAATGCTTTAAAATAACCAGCATCATCGGATATTAGATGAGAAGCTAGATACCTAGCAAATTCATCATCATCGTCATTCATCTAAGAACCTCCACATAACAGGCTTACCCTCCTCATCCAACTCTCTTACCATCCAAAGGAGTTGAGCTTGCTCTAGCATCTCCTCCCTCCACAAATCCCCATAGCAGGCCATATAAGCCCCTACAACGGCTTTCTCTGCCTCTGCCCTTGTCTGGGTATTACCGAGGATGTCAAAGGCTGCCTTGGGGCCAAGCTTAGGCACTCCGGGGATGTTATCTACAGGGTCTCCCATGATGAGTTGAGCGTAGAAGAATTTATCCCCCACTCCTCTCAACTTCTTGTTGTCATCAGACAACGAGATATACCCAAATCCCTCTACAAACTCAGGGCCAAATTGAGGTTGATTCCCTAGTTCCCATCCAAAATGCCAGCCCGGACACTGCCTAAGGTCTTTATCCCTTGTGCAAATGATTGTTTCCACCCTAGGGCCAGAGTAAAAAAGATTACTTATGAGTTGTTGATTGATTACTTGCTCTGTGCACAAAGCATCATCAGCCTCCATCCCCTCAACAACTATAGTGGTGTAAGCTACCTTCATGTAGGAGAGGAGGTTCTTGTAATGCCAAGGCTTGCCTGACTGATCCCTATTTCCCTTATACACTTTCTTCTTAGCAATCTTCTCTCGAAAATTACCTTCACCAGTGAGATAGAGAATAGGAGGCTTAGTTGCCATCACCTTGCCACAGATTTCAGCAATGCGATTGTCAAGAAGCTCTGCTACATAATTGAAAGGAGGAGGGGGACACTTGCCCTCCCCATTCCATTGTATTGTAGCAGCCCATCCTGTCTCAGAGGCAAAGCCTATCTCGTAGATGAGGACGTGAATCCCCGTCAATGAGTGGTTGCATTGACGGCCTCCTTTCCTTCAGAACCATGATGACGGATCATATGGCAGTTAGCACACAGCATAACACATTTACGAAGTTCTCTCCACATCTTGTCTTCGCTCATAGCAAGTGCAACACTTGGATTAACATCTTTCTCCTTTGGATTAACATGATGGAAATGGTATACGCACTGAGGGTAGGGCTGCTTGCAATCATGACATACATTTCCAAAGTATTCTACAACTAATGCTTTACGTTTTTGATTACGCTCGTTAGCTGCTAACTGACGCCTTGATCTATTATCACTGTACCACTTTGAGACCCTGATATTTGCACAAGGTTTACATGTACCCACAACCCCTTGGCTACACTCTTTATTAGGAGAGTATTCAGATAAAGGTTTCCAAGTGAGACATACAGTGCAGACCTTACCATCAATTAGGGGCTGCATATCTCAATCCCAAGGCTGAGAATCATCAGCAGGAGCTTCTACAGGAGCAGCTAATGCTTCATCCTTTTTAACCTGCTTAGGGTCTTGATTCTTAGGAGCATCACCATTTAGAAGACCTTGCAGCTTGCTGCCATTGTAATTCAGATTCTTCTGAATCTTCTCCTTAATCCAATCAGGGAACGAATTAAAGGTTTCCAGATCAGGAGCATCTAAGTCAAACAGACGCACAGGATTCTGCAGAGCGGGGCACTTCTCTACATCTTTAGGACGCATAGAAGCAATAGCAGCCACATTGATGTACAGCTTCTCTTGCACTTGATTATGCACAATAGAGACATTCACAGGGATGTCTGCTACTTGGCTGAAGTCACCACCAAATGCATTGTTAGGATCAAGAGCCTTGTAACGCTGTGTGCATTTAGCTTTATCAGCCTTAGACACGTCATACAAGGGCAGAGTTTCACTCACCCAACGGGGCTTGTCTGCTAGCTCCTTACCTTCTTTATCAACCATAAAGCTATCGACAAGCTCATAAGTGAGCATAATCTCATTAGCTGGCGGCTTATCTTTGCCTTGGAAGGGCCGTTGGGTTTGTAAGCCCAAGTCAATAATCTGGACAATACGGGCTGGATAGACACCCGGATCAATTGCGGGTTGTTCAACTCGGTCAGGATTGTTTCCTTTAATCTTGCTAGAATTTAATGCCATATCAGTTGTTCCTTATAGTGAAAAAGTTCATACTATCAATTTGCTGACGCTTAACACGAATGAGGTCAGCAATCTTTGCTTCTTGTTCTTCAAGAAGACAGATTTGATTACGAAGCCGCATGCTATGAGCCTCTAAATCAAGAATTGTTGTTTCTAGTTCTTTGATGCGATTAGTGGATTGCATCCCTTAAACCCTTCCTATAAAGTGAATTAGGGTTCTTATCCCCGATGATATCCCGATTACCTGCTTGATAACTCTTACGGTTATTCTCAGATTTAGAAAGGTATCTGAGATTATCGAGGCAGTTATTGTGTCTCACATTATCAATATGGTCGACTTCATATCCTTCAGGCCGTAGTCCAAGAAATGCTTCTGCTATAACGGAATGAAATGTCTTACAGATTGATCTACCATTTATGTAGAAATTAGAGAACAAGTATCCTTTCTTGCTGCGTTTAGCCTTTTTAATAGTACCGTTTTTATTCCAGATGATACCATTAGCAAACACACCATAACCATGCCAGTTAATGAATACTACACCAGTTTTGTCCAATCTTTGCTTCTCCTTTATGAGGACATGGTATGTTAAAAAACTCACCAGCCCATTTAATGGCATATTCTGCAAGAGCAGCAATATCTTTAGCAAATTCTTCTTTGCATTCGATATTGAATTCATCGTGATAAAAACAAACTACACCGTAATCCACACCATAGATATATCCCTTACGTTCGAGTAGTTGATGTATTTTGATGTATGCAGCACTCATCATAATAGCTTCATCACTCTGCAGAAGATACACTAATAGCTGATGTTCAAATGGAACATAAATGGGCCTACCATCAAGACCAGTGATGCATCCATCAAAGTACTCCACCTTATTCCATTTAGCGTTAAACCGTTTCTTGGCAGTTGATCTCCATTCTTTAGTGAGTCTTTCTACAAGCTCACCAAGCCCATCTAAGCCACGATAGAGCTTGCTACGGAGTTCAGCTCCAGAATTATGCGGTTTCTTGGCCGTCTTAGCCAGTTTAACGTCACCTCCACCAAACAATAAGCAATACATCACATTCTTGGCTATGTCTCTAGATTCTAGTTCTCCGATTCTAGCGGTGATTGAGTGATTATCTGTGCCAAGCTTTTTGTCTCCATTCACCATAGCTTCAATGTATGCAGGACTTCCCATCCTTCCTGCAAGCATACGAAGCTGACAAGCATCTGAGTCAGTGCCCACAAGTACATAACCTTCTTTGCTTGTGAATATCTTTCTCATTTGTTTCCCATAGAAGCTAGAAGCTTTAGGGATGTTTACGATGCCTCTGTGTGTTGCTCTCGCTGTAGTAGCAAGGTTATTAATGATCGAACTAATACGACCATCTTTACGAATAATACCAAATAAACCCTCGATGATAGATTTGCGTTGCCTACATTGTACGCGCTTCGCAACAAGGCGTCCGATTCCCCCTGTAATTCCTTCAAACGGGTCATCTTTACTAAGCTTAGGACTGGTCTTTTCTCCGTCGTCATTGGTATTCCATTCTAAGGGTTCCCATCCTGAGTTAAGAAGGAAATCTTTAGTTTCTTGGTTAGAATTTAAATCTACTTTCCGCAGGTTAATGCGAGTGAAAGGGCCAGCAACAATACGAGAGGCCACATCAATATTATGGCACCCCATCCAGCGCACCACAGATTGAGAATATTCTCCAGATTTGAGGAATGGTTTCTTAATGTATTTATATTCACCATCTTCCTTCAGTTCTTCCACCTCGATAAGTTGAGGTAGATGCTTGTCTAATACCCTGTCAATCCGGTTAATCCAATGGTCAAGCTGGTGTATGCAGGAATGCATGTGCTTCTGATCCACCAACCATCCATACTGTTCTTGCTTCTGCAAGCATTCAAACAGCTTGAATGACATCTTGAAAGCATTTTTCCAGTTCTTTCCATCAGCCTCCTTCATTAAGGCAAGGTAAATTAAATGCTGTATCTCTACATCTTCTGTGCAGCGATGCAGCATATCTTCAGAATAGCGTGACCAGTCATCATGGCTAGGCTTACCTCTGCCAACACGATAACCCCACGCCTCTACTGAATGAGGGCCAACCTTCTTATTAGGGCAATTGAAGGGGACAAGGCGTTTAGGGTTGAGCAGACGAGACATTGTGAGGGTATCTACCTTTTGTCCTTTAAACTTATAGGTGTAGAGCTTCTCAAGCAACGGCCAGTCATAGCCAATTCCATTATGCATTATCAGGACATCAATGCTGTCCATAAACTCAAGAAGCTGCTTGATATAATCAGCACCCTCCCAAGGCCAGAACTTCCATACTTGCCCTGTATTGATGTCTTTAAAGACTGCGCACCAGAGCCTAGTGGCAGAATCTAATAGACCATTCGCCTCCAAATCTCCGATACAAACTCTCATTGTTAAGTATATTGCTCCCTAATCTTCTGCTTAAAGCGACTAAGCACTTGTTTCACTGTGTTTAATTTGACATTAGTGATTTGTGTAATCTCCCGAGGAGTGCTCCCACTCTCTAGGTTAAGCCTCACAATCTCCTGATGTTCAGGGAGAAGAGCAGCTATTTCTTCTTGAATGCAAGCTAGAAGGTTGTTTTCAGTGTGTCGCTCCTCAATGGGTTCCACTTCATCCTCATCAAATTCATCAGTGAGGGTGCCATTGTATTGCTCACGTTTCCAATCCTTGAATGAATTAGCTACGATACGGCTGAGCCAATGCCCGAAGTTCATCCCCATTTCAAAGGAATGTTGATATTTCAAGGCTCGACAATAAGCTTCTTGGACAATATCTTCTGCATCGTGGTCATTACCATTAGTACGATAGCGAACACGCTTAACTAAGGAGGAGAAGTTATGCCGATAATGCTTTTCAATGATTGAATGCATTAGAAGATATCAAACAAATCATCCAGAACATCGGCTACACCAGTTTCTTGCATAATACTCTTAGCGACAGAAGTTCCAATACCACCTGCTACAAACCCTGTAGCAACACTTGCTATAGAAGTTTCTTCACTAACAGCATCAGCTACAGCATCACCCGTCAGAAAACCAATACCTAATGCAGCTAAATCACTTGGTTTAATACTCATTTCCCTGTACTCCCATAACCACCAGCACCTCGTTGTGTATCATCCAGCTTATCTGCTAAGATAAACTGTACCTGCTTATAAGGAAGAACAATCCCTTGTGCAATCCTATCCCCCTTAGTGCATTGCTTACGATCACCATCAGCCTTAAGTTTAACTTTAAGCTCTCCTCGATAGTCTGAATCAATTACACCAACGCAATTAGAAAGACGTACATCATCCTTAAACCCCATCCCTGAACGGGAGAACACAAGCATTACGTGTTCCTTCGGGATTTCAAAATATAAGCCTGTAGCTGCAATGAATGTAGGGTTTAGGAGCCCTCCTTCTACAGCAGTGATGTCAAAGCAAGCTGCCCCTTCTGTGCCATATGTAGGAATGACAGCATCAGGATGACCTTTTCGTATGTTGATATTCATTTATTGATTATCGCCTTCCAATAGCTGTCAGTGTTATACTCATATACAACTACACCCTCAACATTCATATATCCGGGAGCAGCTAAGCTACCTCCTTCAATAAGCTTCTGCTTAGCTTCTTCAGTTGTAGCTGCATGAATTGTGGGAACTACACGGCAACATGCCGGAGTATTAGGATTGTGTGGCCCCCATCGCTTAGTATTAAACAAGGAGAACACCTTCTCTTTCATGTCATAGGTACGACCAACCCCTTGCCCCCACCATTCTCCATAGTGGTAGCCCTCACCAAGGCCCATGAGATCAACAACATTCTTCTCAACCCATTTAGCAAACCCGAAGTTGTCATCTTCAGGAGTAATCAATCTGTTACGTGATTGTGCCCAAAATCCATACACTTTATCATCGTGCATGTAGAGGCGTTCAATTGGTTGAGGCGTACCCTCTTCCAATTGTGTCGCATCACAGATGAAGATACATGCATTAGTGCCATCAATCTTCTCTGTGTAGAATTCCTTCTTATTTTCTACACGTGGAATCTTAGGCCAAGCTTTAAAGATTTCCATTACACAACCCCCATTTCGTTAAACAACCCTGTTGCTGCATCCCAATAGAGATGGAACCTGCCATTCTCTCCAAATTCCCTATCTTCCAACAGAACTAGCTGTCGAATGTTTCGTTCATGCTGCGGGAGATTTGGGTCTCGATTTCCTTCGATACCCAACATAAGGTTACAACTGCGGGCCATAGCCCTAGAGCCAGCGAACTGACTACTGAGAACTTCACCACCTCGTTCATGTGGGGGACCAGCATCCGGATTACGAAGATGACAAAAGATAAAGATAACCACGTTGAGATCGAGAGCCATAGCTGAAAGCTCTTGGGCAATCTCTTGAAGCTTGGTGTTAGCATCTGCTGCATTCACTCCATTAGTGAGGTTGGTAATAGGGTCTATAAAAATAGCCTTACACCCTTCTAAGGCTGCTTCTCTGATGTCTGCTTTAAGCGTTTCCCACCCGACATGCTGGTAGAGATTAATAAGAACAAGATTGTCACCAATCTCCTCAACTGCTTCATCATAGGCTTTCTCATCAAAAGGAATCTTAGGATCATGGAAGATTTTACCTGCCATCTTACCTGCCACCATCTTAACACTCTTTACATTAGCCTCTTCAGGCTTAGCCAGTAACACCTTCCAGCCATGCTCACGAATGCAATGGGCTGCTAGTGTATTAACTACCTCGCTCTTCCCTTGCTTTTGACCAGCACCGATGTAAATAGTTTCACCTAGACGCAAACCACGTGTCAAATTGGTGATACCTTTCCACGGCCATGAGAAGCCCCATTCTGGAATCTTCTTAGCTTCCTTAAACAGGTCTCTAGCATTCACTAGGCGGGTGTTCTTAGGCTTCTTGGCATTGAAGACACAGGCATTGAAGCAAGCCTTGCTACGGCCCTCTACGAGGCATTCTCCTGCATCCTTAGCAGGGAGTGCAGCAACAATAGCTTCAGGGAGAATCTTCATACTATCTTCTACAGCAGCTTGCCCCGGAGCATCCATATCAAATACTAGGACAATCTCCTTGAAATGCTGTCGTAAATCCTTAGCTACTGAAGCAAGTGTCTTACTTGCACTGCTGCTGCCATTAACAAGAGACACCACAGCAGGATCAATGGCTGCATACTCACCTTTCTGCCCTTCCTTAAGAATCTGATAGAGAGCCATTGCATCAATCTCTCCTTCAGTGATATAGAGGCGTTTAGTACCTGACTGAACAGCTTTGTCCCATCCGAACAAATCTGCATCAGCAATTCGACCAATACCCCAGAATTTCTTACCCTCTACGAGGCGACACTTATAACCCACTAGCTCCCCTTGTTTCTTATAGGGATAGTAATGTGCTACAATTGTCTCTCCGTCCTCTTCAGAGACAGATGTACGTGTCCCAAAATAGGAGAGGGTGGCTGCTGTTAATTTCCTATCCTTAAGCTCTAAGCTCTTGAATTGATTAATGGCCTTAAGTTCTTGAGCTATTTCTTCAGGGGTTTTCTTAAACCCCACAGGAGGTTTATACCCTTCCGGCTTGTCCTCATATGGATTAGGGACATACGTTTTACATGCGAAACAGAACCCGCTGTATGTCCCGTCATCATTAGAGAAGATGTTTAGTCCTCGTCGAGAATGGCATGTCTCTGTTTCATGTGCAATTCGATCAACTACGCTTCCTGACATATGTTTCCTTTCATTTCTTTTCTCCAAAGGCTAGGCGTTCGATTAGGTCAGCGGCTTGTGTCATCTCGATTGCGCGTAGGTGGGTTAGCATCCACAGTATTTCACCTCTCTATGGGGCCGCACCTACCAAATCCGATGGATGATAGTTAGGATCGTATCCACCATCGCCAATTGGCAGATCGGGATTGTCCGCGTTCGAGTAATATTCTTCATCCATGTAAAATTCTTTCTTCGTTGGTGCGGGTTAGGGGAGGGGTGGTGCAGCGAGTAGTAGTGTTCCCGCTGGCAGCAAGTCAGTTGACTCAGTATCTATCCACCTAATATCGTACAGAGTATCTGTATTTATTACGACTGCCACCGGCTCCCGTTCCGCGAGGTAGGCGGCGAGGAAGCGTTTGGAATACTCATGCAACCATTTTGTGCCGGGGTAGTCACCAACTGCGTCATCAGTCTGCGTAGCCACCCGCAGCGCGAGTTCCTTGATGTCGGTCATTTCATACTCCTGAGTTCATCAGCCAATGTAGCCCATCCGTGTAGCTCGGCATAATGAGCACACCGTTCCCTCTCAGCCCTCAGCGCAGCATCAAGGGCCGATGAGTCGTCGGGAGTGGCGAGGGCTACAATTATTTCATCAACTATTGGTTTATAACCTCCCTCTACATCAGGATCAATACAGGTTTGCAAGCCATTCAATGCCCCTCGCAATTCCTTGATGCGAGCTTGTGCGGCGGCGAGTTGATCTTGTGTTTCTTTATGGAAGCTCTCTTCAGCCTCCAATTGAGCAACACAAGCAGATATAACGTCCATTATTCCTTCACCTCCAAATAAGGCATACTAATCAACATACTATAAGCAGCCCTCATCTCCTGTTCCATTTCTGTATAGGAGAATAAGGGGAGATGCGGCCCAAATACCTCTGTTGCTAGCAGTAATGGAGATGTTAAAGCCATCTGCTTAATGACATGAATTGAATACTTCTGCGAAATGTTACGTATATTTTGTAACACATCCAACCACGGGAAGAGAACAGCAATGTCAAGCGTTCCCCTCATAGCCCTGAATTCAATACTCCCTTGCGTCATCATAGGACAGAGGTTGATAGCACAATACTTGTAGCTATCCTCTCTAATCCCATTAAACCCTCGCTTAAGGAGGAAATCATAAGCTGCTTCTAGTTGATATTCAGCATCACAACACCGGAGGCAGAAGCGATTACCACTACGGGAGTCTCCACCAAACCTAGTCAAAGCATTCTCAAGGAGGTAGCTCAGATAGAGGAATGTGTGAATCTGGTGTTTAGTGAATTCCAATACATTAACATGAACATGCACAGATGTACGGAAAGAGAAATCCAATACAGCTTTGTTAGCTGAGAGGGCTGTATTCAGGTCAACCAAGGCTTTCTTAGCATCTTCCAAAGCTAATGGCTTACGAAGAATGTACTCCCTGCTCTCGCCACGTAAGGAACCATCAGCTTTGTCAGTCCATTTACCTGAGATGGCCTTAAGGAGATTGGTTCCTTCAGTTTCAATTTCAATTCCGAAGGTGCCTTTAGTTTTTAAACCGATAGCTTGAGTTAGGGTGTAGGATTGTGGAGGTTGTAATTGACAAGGGTTAGACACCTCATCCAAAATAACAACTTTTGGGATCACCCTAGCTCCCCGTCGTGGCTCTAATCCTTGGGCCACATTCATGAACATCTCAGGGGGCTTCCTCACCAATACATTATCACCATTGATAACGGGACGAGCGATAGGTTGAGCTAGCATTTCCTCAAAGAAGGGATTATCAAAATCAGGCATTTTCAAATACCCCCATTAAATAGTTCATGCTTCGCTTAAATAGAAAGCGATTAGAAACCTCATCATACATCCCCACTTTCTTAGTGATGTGAATGATTTCATGGTCAGCAGAGATAGCAAATGAGCGATGGAAAGCTAATGCTTTTCTTCCTGTATCTCGTATGATACCAATTGCTTCCATCACTGAGGGGTAACGCCCATCTGCACAATCTGTAATAGGAGAACCCTTAATATTGAAAATCTCATTCACCACCTCACGTGAAGGACTTCTCTCTGTCAAACTCTGCACTATAAGATTCTGCACAGTGAGTCCTTGCTTGAATTGACGCTTAGGAATGCGAGAGAGGAATACAGTTTCATTCTTGCAATTGCACATTCCCAAAGGGAGAGGACGAAAATCAAGACGTTTATCAGAAAGAGGTATCTTTACCATACCACCATCAATTGTGCTAAGACCCAATTGATGATCGTCCGTAACGTAAGACACATATACAGGCTTCTTTTCAAACCTGATGATGCTCTCTGCAAAGATTGTGACTAAATCACCAACCTCAACATTTTCATACATGAGGGATAGCCAGTCCTTCCTTATCAATAATCTTCTTGGCTTTCTTCCAATCAGATGAATTGATAATTTCTTGGATATCCCCATGCTTCTCAAAGAGAGCATCACCAGACATCAAACGGTGCATACCAGATTGAATAGCATTAAACACCCATTCCATAGTAGTACGAGAGTTGAGCCAAGCATTTGACAGGGTGCGATATTCACAACCATAACTCTTAGGACGGAAGCATCCAGCCTTGCCATACAGTTCACGACGACGATTATCCTTGTCGTATGCAATGGAAGGCAAACCAAGGAAGAAATCCATCTGGCGAGCTACAGCACCAGCAGCATAGAAATGCTCAGCGGATTGGATGTCAGCATCCTTAGTCCATCCGATATGAACATGACCTGATGCAGTGCGGAAGGGACGATCACCATTAGGCTTACCATTGGCATTCATCGACCAGCCATTGTAATCAGGGTCACAACCAAGCTCAAGGGCTTCAGCAGGCTGTTCCTTCATATACTGAGGGTCAAAATCAGCTACAGGACATGCCACCACCTGATATTCAGGAACCATAGCACAAAGCTGTGCATAGACATCCTCAACGTTGATGATGAATTCATTAGCAGAAGCAGCAGGGTAGGTATTGAACTCAAGAGCCATACCATCCACTTGAACAGCCCCATTACGTACAGGGAAGGGATTGGCCTTATCTCCCTTGATTAGACCATAAGCAGAGAGGAATTTGTTCCCCTGCTTAACAAATACTTCTGGATCACAGCCAACAAGAATGGATTGCATTGTTACTTCTCCTTTGCTTGATTACGATGTGCATCCCTCTTTGAGGGCTGCTTGCTTGGGTTGCGCTTAAAGGTGATACCTTTCTTGTGCAGACTAACAACACCATTACTGTCCTTCTTTTCAAAGAATACAGCAGATTCATGAACTACAACAGGAAGATGCTTGTGCTTAGCAGCACGTTTCTCTGCTTTCTCATTCTTCGGATATTCATACTTAGGCAGACGAGAGAGCAGGCATTGAATCAAGGTGTATTTATTTTCCACGGTATTTCCTTTCAAGGGGCAGTTGGGAGGTAATTCTGAATTTCCGGGTCTTCTGCGCAATCAACACAGAGGCAAGCTTCTTTACCAAGGATTTTGAAATTGGTGAGGTATTCAAGATTTGCGCTACAAAAGGCACAGCCAGTATACCTCTGATAGAATTCAACAGCAGTGATGGGAAATCCATGATGGTCTACTTTAACAACCTTCTCAGCCTTAGTATTAACCTTGTAATACCGATCAACACCGTTCTTGAAGCTGCCAATGGTGAAATATTGCTGACCATCCTTAATACGAGTTTGGCATTCTTCCAGTGTTGAGCAAAACATACGAAAGTTCTCACCTTTATATTGCTCCGATATAAGATTGACGTAATAAGCTCCATTACGACCACCAGACCACCGAGGATTGAGAAGCAGACGTTGCCCTTTCAATGCTCCTTGAGACAGTTTCTTGTTGATATGGGTGATATTAGACGACGAATTCGTCGTCGTCGTAGAGTGCCCCATACATCCACCTTTGACGAAATTTGAGACAGGCACCGGATTCTGTTTCACTTCACTGACTATAGGAAATCCAAAATCTGCTGATCGAGCAGGAATATTGTAGGTATATTCCTTATCCTCAGGGAGAAGCCATATATCTTTGTAGTCAACAGATTGACGTTGGAGAATAGCATGAAGCATCCAAGCTTCTGATGCCCAGAATACACATTTATTGTCCTTAGTTTCTGCTACAAACAAAGGACGTTCCTTATTACGAAGCAGGTGCACAGCATTCGTCCGTGTGTCATACCATGTTAATGCATATGCACCTTGGACAGGAGCAAGAGTTTCCTTAGCTCCACGAATATCAATACTGTTGAAGATGGCTTCACTATCCGTGTCATACTGATATGCATCAGGGATAGCCCCTTTATTGGTCAGCGTGCCATTATGCGCCCCTACAATGTTCTTGGTAAGGAAAGGGTGGGCATTCTTACGTACCACTTTCCCAATAGTGGCAGAGCGATTGTGACCAATCAGACAGCTATTAGCTTGACGCATACCAGCTTCAAATGCAACAGTTTCAAGGAGTTGGAAAGGATCACCAACAGTTTTAGCTAGATGCACATCCTTTAAAATATTCACAAAGGCAGCACCAGTGCTGTCCATTCCTCGAAGAGAATCAAGGATTAGGAGATGCCTAAATGCATCTTCCTCTTTCTTATTGAGAGTGCCAGCGGCACCAACTAGACCACACATTAGGCTTTAACTCCAAGATGACGTTTAACAAGGGAAAAGAAATACTCCTGATGGATTGGACCATCATATTCAGGGTGAGGTTGATAACACAAGCATTGAGTGTGAGGGTAGAACACTACTTCTGTATCCGGCTCAGGAACCTCAACAGACTTGATGATACCATTCTCCATGTGCTGCTTGAAGCCCTTCTCTTCTGCCGTAGCAACAAGGATACCTGTTGGCCCCTTTCGCATCATCTGATGGTGAGTGGAGGTTACAAATACATTCTCCTTTGTAATCAAATCCTTAAGCACATGAGAGCGTGTATGATTGGAGACATGCTGATACATCTTACCCCCATTCATTACATTAAGGAACTGACCACCACGGCAGATACCCACCATCGGAATCTCAGCAATACCAAATTCCTTGAATAGGGCACGTTCTTGTGTATCCCTTGCCAGAGAGCTATATGTAGAAGGATGCTTATCTTCCCCATAAAGCGCAGGGGTGACATCCTCACCACCAGTGAAGCATACAAGATCAGGTATATCTGCATCCAAAGAAGCAAGCACTGTGAATCCAGCTTTTAGGAACATAGATGCATATGCCCCACTGCCATTCACAATATACACTTTCTTAGTTGGCATCATCAATCTCCTTAAGCTTTGCAATCAATTCAGGCTTGGTTAAATCAACATGAGGAACAGCAGCCCACTCATTCCTTTCCTTCTTATTAACACAGAAAGGTTTCAGCAATTCAAGGATATATGTGGCCTTATCTCTACTTGGGAATATGTCTTGAATCCCGTAGAAAGAATTAGCTGCCTTATTCATAGGCTTAGGAGAGCTTCTCTTGTACTGAGTTGCTCCCTGCTTATAGCTAGTGAGTGTGCTTAGAGTAGGCTCACAGAACAAATCATGCCCACTATTACGTCCTCCTAGCACATTTCCTCTGGTAATCCCACAGACAATATGACTAAGCTCAGGGCTAATCCCCTGCTTACGTAGAGCAAAGAATGTGGGAGCAGTGTGAGCATGTTCCAAAGGCTCACGAATAGCTGTGAGGGCAGCCACAATAAACGTAGGGGGCATGTTAGTATTGATTGCCAAGCCATATTTGTAATAGTTGCTCTTCCCGTTGAGGAAAGCTTTCTTCCATAGGCTTTCATTCACCACCCAATGAACAAAATCCTTGTACTGTTTAAGGGTTTTCCGTGTCTTAAAATAATGTGGCCCTTGATTCAGATATACACGAGCTTTCTTGATGCCTGAATCATAGCTCGTAAATCGTGCATAACACACATCAGAGAAATTCAAGGAGATACTCCCATCTCCCTTCTGAAATACATAATGGGAGATTCTCGTTTTGCTCGCATTTGGACCATGTTTCAAAACCTCTTTAATGAGGCTACAAGGCTTTATTTTCTTCTTCATGAGGGCTTCCTATTGGTTAAGGGGAGAAAAGGGCACAGAGAGGCTGTAATGGCGTTTAAACCACATTCTTAAGCATCTTCTTAAATGCTGTAATGGCTTCATCTGTAATAATGGGGCCAGAATTGGCTTCCAAGATGACAAATTGCTTCTGCTTATTCATCACTACATCAAAGCCTACATAGTCAATACGGAGGGCATCAGCAGCTTTCAGGCAATGTGCTTTCATATCATCGAAATGGATGGAATCAACAAGGGTGAGAGTCCATTCATCATTCTTTTGCACCTTCTCATACACATTGCAACTCGTGATACCATTCTTCACAGGCACCACAACAACACGGTATTCCTTGTGATGAGCGAAATACTTGGTATAGAGAGGAGCGTCCGGGATATCTTGGTCTTGAGGATCAATATAGCGCATCCCCTTATTACCTGCACCATCCACATCATGACGGACAACGACACAGGGCCAGTCCTTCACCTTAGCTGCATTGGTGGTGAATTCAGGAATGTTGATACCTCCTGCTTCCTTCAACACAGTGAATGTACGCAGCTTGTCAATGCAACAAGCAACAGCCTTAGCGCCATTGATGAGGCGATTAGCTTTGATGTTCCTGTTGCAGCCATAGTTGATTACCAAGTCGTAATCACGATAGTCCTTCTTCTCACTTTGATAGGGATTCTCAGCTTGAGCACCAATAGCATTAGCTAGGGCAGTTGCAGACTTACGACAGATTTGTGGATAGAGAACGATGATTTTCATGCTAGTTCCTTGAGTTTAAATGCCAAAGCAAAATGAACACCCTTATCATCACCTGACACAAATTGAAAATCACCACTATTGTATCCGGGAATGGCAGAAATTTCTGCATCCATGAGGATTACACGTCCCCTGATGCTCTTCTGTCCACCAAAGAAAGCGTGATGATATGCATCATCCTTATGTACAGACAAAATCTTGTACTTCTTGAACATGCTAGTTCCTTTTAATAATGGGTGGCTTCTAGGGAGACTCGAACTCCCATTCTATAGTTTAAGAGACACGTAGGTTCTATACTATAGTCTTACCTACTACAACAACTTAGATGATAGAGGCCGTTGATTGGTGGTATTTTATAAACTCTGTATCCGAAATGGCAAATACGGAGTATTACTATACATATCTCTACTGATTGGTGGGGGTAGCAGGATTCCAACCTGCATGACCGAAGTCCTCTGATTTTAAGTCAGATGTGTAAAGCAGTTCCACCATACCCCCATTGAAACGGATGATATGAAAAGAGAATACAGAAGGTACACAAAAGAAATGTTAGAAGAACTTGTTGCAACCTCCATATCCTATGCTGAGTGTCTACATAAGCTAGGGCTACGAGCGTGTGGAGGAAACTACAAACACCTTCAGAAAAACATTACCAAATTCCAACTATCCACCGATCACATGCTTCACCAAGCTCATAATCAAAATAAAGAATTGAAAACATTTGATGAGTTGGTCAAGCCTGAAACAATTAAAAAACGATTAGTGAAAGAACTTGGGCATGTCTGTCAAAAATGCTTGAACACCGTTTGGTTAGGGCAACCAATCCTCTTGGAATTAGAACACATTAATGGAAACAATAGAGATCATTCCCGAGGTAATGTCACTCTTCTCTGTCCAAATTGCCACTCTCAAACACCTACATGGCGAAATCGCAAGCGTGTTTAATTGTGTCTACCAATTCCACCACCCTCGCAATGAATTATGCAGCTACAACAGCCTTCTTTTCATAGCGATGAGCCATCTGACCATACTTCACAACCAGAATGCCCTTCTGCTGGATGGTGGCATGCTCAGAAACAATGAGCTTGCCCTTCCCATCCTTATAAACAGTGAGAATCTCACCTTTGTCCTTGAATTGCAAGCCAATATTGCCAGATTTGGTGAGAAATGCATTATCAAACTTCATTTTTATTTTCCTTTTCTTGTATCCGATTGTTGAAAAACAGAGTATTATACACTGTAAGTGCTTATTAGAAATTATGCGAGGAACTCAAGGGAGATGTTAGCCTTAGATGAGCTTATGCTCAGAATCTAAGGGAGATGCTATAAGAGCATCTTAAGCTTTAACATACCTTGTATTCTCTGTCTCAAATGATTCAATTCCTTTTCCATTTGATACAAAGGATTGGACACAGGTTGTCAAAGCCCATCTGGTATTGGATACATACTCAGAAGGATGATCCAAAGGCTTGACAAACACCCTTTGACCAATAGCTATTGAGCTTTGAATCTCAGAGAACTTCACTATCGGCTTAGCTTGCGGATTGTTGATGATACCATTCTTCTTGCAATGGCATTCATCCGGGTTGTTACGACAAGCATACGGCGTAGCACCCATTGCTTTGAATGCAGCACAGGGCTGTTCCTGCATAGCTTGGCGCATATCATTACGAGGAATGTTCATGCTACTCTCCTCAGACAGTCAGCAGATACGAAGTAGCCATCAACCATATAGGATGTAGCGACCTGATCTACAAGGGATACATCTGTAATGGTGAATTCCTTACCAATCAGACGCTCTCCCATTCCCGGACACCACCAGTGTTTCGCCTTGCGAAAAACAGTTACCCGATCACCAACTACATACAAAGCTTTGCGTTTCATTTCAGTTTCCCTTCCCTATATTGTTGAATGTTGATAGGACGAATCACCTTGGTTCCATCCACTGCATTATCAAGCGTAGCTGTCTTGCTCCGAGCAATAGCTCGCAAGAAGCCACCCTTCGTCCTATAACAGACGTTAAACTTGTAGCCATCCCGATGATTGAACGTAGCTACTATGAGCTTTCTATTAGCCTCACGAATTGTTTGCATTCAGATTCTCCAAATGAAAACAGCTAGCATGTCCTGAGACACACTAGCTGTTGCTTGGTTGAGAGAGGGTTTGTTTAAATCAGACGAGCACGGGCTCCAATGCTGAACATTCCATTACGCTCATAATGAGCAGGTGTCAGCACTTCCCTGAGGGGTGACAGAATCTCAGCCTTACCATCCCGATAGTGCTTGGGATGTTCCTGTTTCATACGCTGAACATCCTTGGTTACATCCTTGCCTTGTGCATTGAGCAGCATAGCAGCAGTTCCTTCTAGTAGCAGGCAACATTGCCTCCCAAGCATACCAAATATGATATGCTTGAAAAGGATGCTGATTAACGTCCTTGATACATTTTGAGAAAATCAGCAGAGACATCACCTGCCTCACACATTGCAGAGATACATGCATCCAGATAAGACAGGCTGCTACGGCCAGCGCATTGTTGAGAGATAAACATGATTATCCTTTCAGTCTCTCCACTTCCCGAGCAAGACGCTCAACTTCCCATTGTTGCAATGGTTCCCTGTTATCTAGCATAACGACAGCATCACAACAAGGAACAGGTAGAATCCAGCAAAGCATAGAGCAGACATGCCCCATTCTTTCCAGCTTGATGGCAGCAGATGGCGTGATACCATTGTTCTTCCCCTCCGTGAGTGAATACAGGAGAGGGGATTATTTCTAATCCCTTCCCCTTTAGTTACTCCCGGCAATGATGCTCAGGCTTCTTCCATGCCTTCGAGAATGGCAGACACAAGCTCAACATCCAAGCCACCGGCAATCATGGCCTTGAATACATCTTCTTGCTTGAAGCCGGCCTTATCTGCCTTCTTGAGCAAGCTTTCCACTTGCTTTGTGACTTTCAGCAGGGTAAAGGGCTTCGCTTCCATTTCAACATGGATTGCAGCCCACGTCCAGATATTGTTATGCGGGTCTTCCAAGAATTCAACAGCAAGGGCTTGCTTCTTTTCGTAAGCAGGTTTGTCCCGCTTGCCGAAAGCTTCGTCCTTCTCGCTGTAGTGATGGCCGCTGAAATGCTGGAAGAACAGAACGCAGGTCTTGCGGTTCATCGGCGTGAGAACACCAAGCAGGCGATTGATGGGCTGAATATCACCATCAAAATGCATTTGTTCCAAGAGAACACGGGACAAAGCCGAAAGAACACGCTTTGTGATTTGTTCCGATGCCTGCAATTCAGCAATGGCAGCATCGAATTCAACATTGAATTTCTGGCGATCGAATACCTTAGCGGCATTCTGTTCTTGATTCTGTTCCATGGTAGTTCCTTTCATTAGTGGGTTTGTGTAGCAGGATTATAATAAACACTCTTGCGAATGTTTATTAGCATACCTGCCAAGTATGCCGCTTGTCATGCGGTATTGCTACCGTTTAGACTCGCTTGGTTTATTCGCTACCGCGAACCAATTAACGCGGCTTTGTGTATCGAACCAGTAATCAGGGAAGCGTGATACCTTTTCTTTGCCCCTGTTAGGACTGTCAGGTTTTAGATTTCCGCTTTGCTATAACGCAATTAGCTAGAATCATTGGATTAGGGAATAAAGGTATTCTCTAAAACCTGTAAGTGATACACTCGAATTTTAGCGGATAAGCTTGTGCCTATCCAGAACGTTCAGGCTTTTTCCTTGATCTTTCCGCTACAGCATGCCACTAATGTAGTGTTACTAAGTTAATCTGTTATCCATGATTGTATGGAATTACCATTTTAGGGAAAACAGCAATGCCTAGCATATGCTATTCTATAAGCCGGTATCCATCTGGGCCAATGTTGTATAACCTATTAACCGTTCAACGGCTAAGAAGGTATTACCTGAATTTTTAATGATCGTCGGAATGCAGGAACTAATTGTTCCTTCCGGTATTGCCACAACATGATGCAGATTCTAAACTTGTTCTGCTGCATTGTCAAGCTAATTCGTTTCGCTAGTGACAAGCTTCAACTTTCGCAAGTTATCCCCATACGGACTGGAAAGCTTGCCACTAACTAGGACACTTGCCGCTATTCGCTATTGCTTGCATCCATGTAACGAATGATACAGGGTATTTAGAGATTGTCAATCAATTGTTTTTATCCTGTCATAAGCAATGGTATCACGCAGAGCGTGCAGCATATAGAACTAACGCGCATACGCGTAGCAAAGAGCGTGCCATTAGGCAAATCATAGACTATATAAGCAAATGCTTATTTGCCCACTAATCGGGCTTGTACGGGCTTAACGCTGTATAGCCTATGCATGGGTAGCCTAAAACTATTTGAAAGGCACTAGCAGGCTGTATTAAAGCCGTAGGGCTATATGTTAGTGGTCACTAACCATCAATAGCGCGAGAGTGAGCACTAACTAGCAGGATGCAAGGACAAAGACTGTATATATAGCCAGTGTATCTGTATGTATATACAGTGTCGCAATCAACTGGATACATGTAAGTGTATGATTTATAAGGATTAGGGACACGATAGCGTGTCATTATATCTCTGTAAGTGTATGAATCATAAGGATATATCAGAGATTAGAACGAGTGTTCTATTATGAAGATAGGGCGAGTGTTGTATTTCAACAACATTGTTGTATAAATACAACAGATGAGAATGATTCTCATTAATAGATTGGATGTCCAATCATTTAAGCTTCAATTATGGGAGAGCAAGCTAAGGCTTGAGCAAGGGGGCATGGGGGTACTTCCTAGTAGTGCATTCCACCTTCTAAATTTCTCAGAAAAATTCTGACAATAGCCCCTTAAGTATACATAAGATTTATTTTTAAGTAAAACATAAGTAGTACATAAGATTTAGGGACAAGATGTCTTGTCATTTATTTCTGTATCTGCATAGAGAATCCTCTTGCGACACAGCTTAACAAAGGAATAGGAGAGTATGGCTAAAATTACATTAGATAGCGTAGCATCAGGCTACGACCTGTCGAAGATCAATAGTAACTTTGTTACGATTGCTGCCGCATTAAATGATGAAGTGTTGTATAGGGATAACCCCGTAGGGGAAGTTAATACGTTATTGACTGAGGTAGATGCTAATAGTCAGTCCATCTATAACATCCCAACGCCAACGTTGGATCATGAGATTGCTAATAAAGCTTATGTAGATGACAGCGTTGGTGATGCACCAGTTCAAGCTGCTGCTGCTGCAGCGAGTGCTGCCGCTGCATTGGTAAGTGAGAATAATGCTGAGACAGCAGAGACTAATGCTGAAGCGGCTGCTGTCCTAGCTGCTGCATCTGCTGCTGCCCTTCCTAATGCTGCTACAGCAGGAGCAGATAAGTTTATTCAAGTTAATGGTACGGCTACGGGATGGGACTATCTTACAGCAGGTCAGACGTTAATTGAGATTGGTGCTGCTGCATCCGGACATACCCACACTGGTGTGTATGAGCCAGCTAATGCCAATCTATTAGAAACTACGGATATTGGTACGTCTGTACAGGCTTATGATGTAGACACAGCAAAACTAGATGTAGATCAATCATGGACAGGCGCACAGCGTGGCACTGTAACTGCGGACAACGACTTGTCATTCGATCTATCCGTAACGAATAACTTCTCCTGCACTCCCTCTGCTGGCGGAACGCTTACATTCACTAATCACACCGCAGGGCAGAGTGGGATGATCCTGCTGACCAATGGTGCAAATTACGCTATTGCAGCAGCCGCGACAACTAAGATTCACGCAACCGATCTGGCAACGATCAGCGCCACTGGTGTCTGGTTGCTCTGCTATTTTGATAATGGCACGAATGCCTATGTCACTGTGTCTAGGGATTTGACGTAATGAGCATTCTTCACGCAGGATTTGGTAGCTCTGGCGGCTATCAGATCAGTAACAGCGTCAGGCTTCGTGCGGCGGCGAGTGCGTATTTGAGCAGGACTCCGGCTGCTGGCAATCGAAAGACATGGACGCTGAGTTTGTGGGTCAAGCGTTCAGCAATGGCGAACGGCCAATTGTTTGCTGCTTATGTCGATGGCACCAATTACACCTATGCAGCATTTGAATCCGATGCGCTTCGGTGGTCGGATACAGATGCGGGCGCGAATACTACGTATCTTGTAACCACACAACTGTTCCGTGATCCGTCTGCGTGGTACCACTTGCTTTTTGTGCAGGACACAAGCACAGCCTCCGGGCAGACTGCCGACAACCGCAGACGCATCTATGTCAATGGGGCGCAGGTCACCTCGTTCAGTTCCAGAACAAATCCTGCTGCTGATTATGAGGGCCACTGGAACAAAGCTGTCTTGCATAAGCTAGGCGTTGGGATCGCTACATACTTCGATGGGTATTTCGCCAAGAACGAAGCGATAGAAGGATTCAAGACAGGAACCACAACAGCAAATGCGTCTGACTTCGGCGAAACCAACTCCGATGACGTATGGGTTCCCAAAGCCTACACAGGAACTTACGGCACCAACGGATTCCATCTCGACTTCAAAGATGCCGCACTCACCGCAGGCAGCAACGTAGGACTCGGCAAGGATGTTTCCGGGAATGGAAACTACTGGACGACGAACAACATCAGCGTAACTGCCGGTGTGACGTATGACAGCATGGTGGATACGCCGACGAATAACTATGCGACGTTGAATCCTTTACTGTACATGGGGTCTGGATCAACGAAAGCAGACGGAAACTTGCGCTTTGTTGGTGGCGGTGCAGGTGGCCCACCTTACAACTACTCGATCCACGGCACGATGGTTCAGTCATCTGGTAAGTATTACTGGGAAACAACCATCACCACCGTTGGCGGTAATGCTTTTGTCGGCATGTGGGATACGTCTGTTGCGTTCAGCGGTTCCAGTCCGATTGGTGGTGCGGGGCCGGTAGCTTACGGCGATAACGGAAATTACTACAACCAGACTGCGGGGGTAGCCTTCGGTAATACATTTACCTCATCAGATGTTATCGGAGTTGCTGTGGACTTCAACAATAATCTGATCTGGTTCAGTAAGAACGGAACATGGCAAAACTCCGGCGATCCGGCAGCAGGAACAAATGGAAAGTCATTTGGTAGTGGAAAGTCTTGGGGTGTTGGGTATGTTGAAAGTGGGTCAAGCGTGTCACCGTCTACGTTTAACCAAACATTCGGCCAGCGCCCCTTCACCTACACACCGCCCACCGGATTCAAAGCCCTCTGCACCGCGAACCTGCAACCTCCGGTAGCTCCTACAGCCTCTGGCTCATTCACCGGCAATGCAGCAGCAGATGGCCCGTTTGTCTGGATTGGTGGCGTACCAACTACCCTCACCATCAATAGCAACGCCGTTACTTTCGGAACTCACGCAGACAAGACCGCAGGCGGATTCAAACTTCGTACAGCATCGGCTAGTTACAACAATACCGGCAGTAATACGTGGAGCGCAACCTTCGCCTCTCCGTCTACGAAGTCTGCATTCGCTGTTCCACAAACTGCACAAGGAAACCCATAATGTATATCTTCAAGACAACCAAACTCCGCGCCAATCAGTATGCCCGTTATGTGGATGAACAGGGAACGCAATACCACCAAGTTCCAATGGAACTGCTTGAGGAAATCCCTGACCCTGCCCGTGGCAACGACGAGGTCGAATACACGCAGGAGATCAACGAAGCTCCTTACGTCATCATCACGCCGAAGTCGCAGGAGCAACTGGACACGCAGAACAAAGCCAAGGCACTTGCCGAACTGACGGCACTGGAACAAGCGAACCTGCTCCCCCGTGTGACCCGTGAGTTCCTGATCGCTGTCACCCTTCAGCAAGCCGCAACGCTCGGCTTGACCGTCGCGCAACTACTCGACGCCAACGACCCCGCGTTCTCCCCCGGCTTCAAGAAGATGTGGGACTTCAACGAGCAGACCAAGGTGTTAAGGGGCAGACTGTGATCTACCTCGCGCTCTACATCTATGCCTTCTACCTGCTATTCGTTGTGACGATGGCGGCAAAGTCGGTGTGGAAAACTCTCCCACTGACAGCGAAGATTCTGCTTGCCCCCGCTGCACTTCTAGCTGTGTTCATGGATGTGATCTTCAACGTGTTCATAGCGACATTCATCTTCATGGATTTGCCAGAAGAATATATGTTCACTCAACGCTTGAACCGCTATAAATTAGAAGGCGCAGGGTGGAGAACCAGTGTTGCAAAGTGGCTGTGTTTCAACCTTCTCGATTCTTTTGAGTTGGGTGGTCATTGTAAGGGAACTCCGTAACTATGGAACCTTGGATGCTACAAGCTTCAATCCTAGGTCTTCTTGGTATTGTTGGCTACTTTCTTAGACAGAAAGATGCAGAGCAAGCTAGGAGTATTGCTCTCCTCTTTAAGAAGCATGATGAGGATGCTGAGAGATTGAATCAATTTGAATTGAAGATTGCTCAGAATCATTATGTTAAACCAGAACTCGATAATCGTTTTGAACGACTAGAGACTGCGATAAAAACAAGTATGGACAATCTCGGTAATAAGTTTGATGAACTAAGCAAACTCTTAATTGCTCACCTAATCAAAGAAGATAAAAAACATGGAGATTAAAATTCCAAAGAAAGCAGATTTAGTGGACAATGGTGGTAAGCCATTAACCCAATCTCTTTTCTTAGAAGTTGCATACAGTGATAAGGCAGTGTACACCCTGAAAGGGGATCACTGTGAATATGAGGGGAAGATGTTCCCTTCTCTTAAGCGTCTGTATATTGAGATGGAAGACCCAACAGAATATGAATTTGCCACTGCATATCTCTTAGGATATAAGCATTGGAAACGTATCTGTGAGAATAAGCTCATTCTTCGGCATATTGAAGAGTGGCGTGAAGAGCTTGAAGTGAAGCTACGTAGCAGGGCTGTCAAGCATATGCTACAAGCTGCCTCTGAGGGTAACTATCAAGCTGCTAAGTGGTTTGCAGATAGGGGATGGAGTAATAAAGGAGCAGGTCGTCCTACCAAAGCTGATATTGATCGTGAGAAGAAGTTCCAAGCACGTGTCGACAGTGAATATGGCAGTGATGTCATCCGTCTCTTTGGTACTGAGCAAGTAGCATGAAAGCTTTTACCCTCCGCTCTTTAGAGAAGTTTAAAGGGGTACATCCCCTTTTAGTTAAATGCGCACAGATGGCCCTAGAACGCTCTACAGTTGATTTTCAGATTTCTGAAGGGGTACGTAGCCTTGAATGGCAGAAAGCTCTCTATGAGGCTAAAAAGAGCCGTACAATGTCTTCCAAGCATCTAGAGGGGAAAGCTATAGATGTTTTCGCATTAATCGACAATGAAGCGAATTGGGATTTAGCAAACTATGCTAAAATCAATGAAGCTTTCCAATCTGCAGCTAAGGAACTTGGAATCAAGATCACTTGGGGTGGAAGTTGGAAATCCTTCATTGATGGCGTACATTTTCAAATAGAGGTATAAGAATGTTAATTGAAAGTCTTATTGCTGCACTGATTCCTGTAGGTGTGGAAGGTGTTAAGCAAGCAATCAATCATTTCTCTGGTGGTGTTAAGCCCACCACTGTTGATGAACAAATCAAACTGGATCAAAATGAAATTGAACGTATTAAAGCAGTTGCCACTCTGGATAATCCCGGTGGCACCCCTAGCCAATGGGTTATCGATTTACGTGCCTCTGCTCGCTACATTGGGGCTCTTGCTGTAATTGCTGTAGGAATTGGTAGTCTGTATATTGGTGTTGTCCCTGCCAATGTCCAGATTGTTGCATTAGAAGCTGCTAACATCGCTTTTGGCTTCCTTTTTGGTCAGAGGATTGCTGTCTCTATTGGTAAGAAATAATGGATGATTGGCTCAGTTTAGCGAAGACGAAATTAGAAAGGATGCCAAAGGAAGCAAAGCAGATTAGGGACACCGCTTTCGATGACCTCTTCTTCTTTGCTCAACTGGTTAATCCCGGATATATGTACGGGGATGTACATAAGGAAGTTTATAAATGGCTTGAGAACTACTCAGTCTTTGGGATTGGAAATGAGAACTCAAATAACAAACTCATCCTTCTCCCCCGTGCCCATTTAAAGAGTCACATGGTGGCAACTTGGTGTGCTTGGTTGATTACCAGACACCCTGAGATTACTGTGCTATACGTATCTGCCACTGCAGAACTAGCAGAAATCCAGTTGTATGCCATCAAGAATATCATGGGCTCCTCTGTCTATCAACGTTACTTCCCTGAGTATATCAATCCTCAGGAGGGTTTACGTGAGAAATGGTCAGAGCGTAAGATGAGTATTGACCATGAGAAGCGTAAGACTGAGGGTATTCGAGATGCTACAGTGTCTACTGCAGGTCTTACCACTAATACGACAGGATGGCATGCAGACGTAATCATCCCTGATGACTTAGTGGTTCCTGAGAATGCATACACAAATGAAGGTCGTGAGAGTGTTATGCGTAAAGCTTCTCAGTTTACTTCTATTCGTAATGCAGGAGGCTTTACTATTGCATGTGGAACTCGTTATCATCCCGCAGACATCTATGCTACTTGGAAGACCCAAGAGTATGAAATCTATAATGAACATGATGAGGTTATAGATAGGAAACCTGTATGGGAGATTAAGGAGTTTGCTGTAGAGGATGAGGGTATCTTCATCTGGCCTAAGCGTATACGTCCTGATGGGAAGTGTTTTGGCTTTGATATGCAGAACCTAGCTCGTATCCGTGCTGAGTATTCTGACAAGGTTCAGTTCCATGCTCAGTATTACAACAATCCTAATGATCCCGGAAGTAATCGAATCAATCGAGAACGCTTCCAGTATTATGATAAGAAATATCTGAAACAAAGCGATGGAAGCTGGTTCTTTAAGGGCAAGAAGCTTAATGTCTATGCCTCTATCGACTTCGCTTTCTCTCTGCATAAGAAATCAGACTTTACAGCAGTGGTTGTCATCGGTATTGATTCAGAGGGGTACATCTACCTCCTTGATATCGACCGATTCAAATCAGACAAGATTTCTGAATACTTCTCTCACATCGTGCAACTTCACTCTAAATGGGAGTTTAAAAAGCTTCGAGCAGAAGTAACAGTGGCACAGTCCATTATTGTCAGAGATTTGAAAGATAAGATTCGGGAGGAGGGTTTAAGACTCTCTATCGAGGATTTCAGACCTACTCGTAATCTAGGTTCTAAGGATGAGCGTATTGCTGCTGCTTTAGAACATCGTTATGAGAATAACACGATATGGCATTTCAAGGGAGGTTATATTGACATCCTTGAAGAAGAGCTTATATTAGCTCGTCCCCCACATGATGACATCAAGGATGCTTTGGCTTCAGCAGTGGAAATTGCTATTAAGCCTAAGGGCTCTCGTTTACTGGAAGAGCGCAGTAATGTGCTGCTCTTTAACTCTCGCTTCGGCGGGGCGAATTTTAGATAAGGAGTGGTATGGCGCGTAAGCCTCTGGAACTCTCTGCATTATTTGGCAGGGATAGTGAAGCAAAATACATTGCAAATACATGGGATACCTATGTAAAGCAGATGCAAGGGAAGCGAGATGAGTGGCGTGAACTACGTAACTACGTCTTCGCTACAGACACCACTACCACTTCTAACAAGAAGCTTCCTTGGAAGAATAGCACCACACTCCCTAAGCTTTGTCAGATTCGTGACAATCTACATTCCAACTACCTCTCTGCATTGTTCCCTAATGATGATTGGCTGAAATGGGAAGCATATACAAAAGAGAGTGCAGTTAAAACTAAGTCAGTAGCTATTGAAGCTTATATGTCGAATAAGACCCGTGTGGGTCACTTTCGTACTGAGATTAGTAAGCTGATCTATGACTATATCGACTATGGTAATGCTTTCTCTACTGTGGACTATGAAGCATCCTACATCACTGATGAAAAGGGGGAACAAATCCCTAATTTCATTGGCCCTAAAGCTAGACGCATCTCCCCATTAGATATTGTTTTCAATCCGTTAGCTTCCAACTTCCAAGACTCCTTTAAGATTGTACGCTCCTTAAAGACTCTTGGTGAGCTTGAGATGATGGTAAGGGATGAGCCGGGTAATGAATTCATTAAGGCTGCCCTTGCTAAGCGTAATAAGGTGCTGCAACATGCTAATTCCTACGGACTTGATGACATGGATAAGTCTGAGGGATTCTTAGTTGATGGCTTTGGAACTTACCATGAGTATCTGCAGAGTGGTTATGTTGAGTTCCTTGAGTTCTATGGTGATCTGTACAATCAAGCCACTGGTACTTTAGAGGTTGGTAAGGTTGTCACTGTCATTGACAGGGCATGGGTGATTCGTAAAGACCCCATCCCTAATTGGCTTGGTCATGCTCCAATCTACCATGTAGGCTGGCGTACCCGCCCTGATAATCTCTGGGCTATGGGGCCATTAGATAATCTCATTGGTCTACAATATCGCTTAGATCACCTTGAGAATCTTAAGGCTGATGCAATGGACTTAGCTGTGTTTCCTCCTCTGTTGATTGCTGGTGAAGTGGAAGAGTTTGAGTATCAACCCGGTGGTGAAATCCACATGGATGAGAATGGAACTGTCACTGAACTCGCTAAGAATGCACAGTGGGTGATCCAAGCTAACAACGAGATCAACTACATCCTAGCTCTTATGGAGCAGTTTGCTGGTGCTCCTAGTGAAGCTATGGGTATCCGTACTCCGGGGGAGAAGACAGCCTTTGAAGTGCAACAGCTACAGAATGCAGCAGGACGTATCTTCCAAGAGAAGGTCACTACATTTGAAGTAGAACTCCTTGAGATGGTATTGAATGCCATGCTTGAAGTAGCTAGGCGTAAGTTGGATGCAGAAGACATTGTCCGTGTTATGGATGATGACTTAGGTGTGCAGCAGTTCCTAAAGGTTACTAAGGCTGACATCACCGCTTCTGGTAAGCTACGTCCTATTGGTGCTCGTCACTTTGCTGCTCAAGCTCAGTTGATGCAGAACCTTCAAGGGCTTATGGCTAGTCCTGCTATGGTTCAGATGCTTGCTCCACATACATCTGCTAAGGCTATGGCTCTGCTTGTAGAAGAAACTCTTGGCCTCACTCGCTTCCAGCTATTCAAGCCTAATGTGGCTATCTTTGAACAGCAAGAGACTCAAAGATTGGTATCACAGGCTCAAGAAGACTTGCAGATGGAAGCTTCTGTTGATCCAAGCTCAGGACAAATCGGATGAAATTAAATTGGGTTAAGGGTCTCTCCCCTAAAGAGAAAGAGGAAATGAAGCTCCTCTTCTCTTCCAATGCTCTTTTTAGGGAGAGAGCTATTGCAATTCTCCAAGAAAAGCAAAATTCTCTTGCTAAACGCAATACTTTAGAGGATGCATATGATTCTCCAAATTGGGCATTAAAACAAGCAGATGCAGTGGGTTATGCCCGAGCTATGCAAGAGATGATAAGTTTATTTTCAAAATGATGTATCCGATTGTCTAAAAAACCAGTATTAGTAGTTACTCTTAAGTATACTTAGTTAATGCTTAGTATTTCTTAAAAACTGAATAAAACAAAATCTATATTAATAGTATTATATAGAATTATATTTTTCATATAATTTACTTCTAGCATAATACTTACGTATAGATACATATAAGGATTAAGACATACCCATGTCTAATGATGCAAATATTTTCAGTGGCACACCTGCCCCTGCTGCAGCAGCTACGCTGCAAAACGATCAATCTAATACTAACTATGCAGACCTGCTTAGTACGATTAAGAATGAACGTGGTGAAGTTAAGTATAAGGATGTTGCTACTGCTCTTGAAGCACTTCGGCATTCCCAAGAGTTTATCCCTCAATTGAAGAGCGATAATGAGAAAACTGCAGCACAGCTAGCAGCCCTCAGTGCAGAAGTAGAACGCTTAAAGAACATTGAACAATCCGTTGCTCAACTCAATCTCCAAAATACTGCAGCACAGGGCACTCCTGCAGCGCAAGTATCTCCGGATGATGTAGCACGACTTGTGAATCAAACTCTTTCGCAGAGAGAAGTAGAAACCATTCAGCGAAATAATCTCAACTCTGTAGTTGAGTCTGTGCAGAAAGCTCATGGAGACAAAGCACAAGAAGTTTTCTACGGTAAGGCGAAAGAGTTAGGAATGTCAGCAGAACAGATTAATAGTTTAGCTGCACAGTCTCCTACAGCAGTATTGAAGTTATTTGGAATTGATAAGAGTGCTCCCCCTCAGGTTACAGGACTACCTAATACTGGCAGTTCTGTTAATACTACTGGTCTCATTCCTAATCAAGAAACCTATATTGGTCGAAATAAAGCCTCAGCTTTAGTTGGCGCAACAACGGCAGACTTGCAAGCAGAACGCGAAAACAGCAAGAAACTGGTTGAAGAGCTACATAGTCAAGGGCTTTCGATGTCTGATTTATCTGACCCTAAAGTATATGCAAAACGCTTTGGTGGTTTTTAATTAAGAAAAGGAAAATATTAAGTGAGTCAAAACCGCACTAATAGTGCAGCTTTTATTGAAGCAGAACAGTACAGTGCATTTATCGTCCGCAACTTACACGACGGTATGCTGCCGGGTTCGTTCTGGCGTAACGTATCGGACTTCGGTTCGGGCACTACGCTGAACATCAAGACCATCGGTACTGTCACTGTTCAAGATGGTGCTGAAGAAGTTCCGTTCTCGTATTCCCCGATTGAGTCGGGCACTGTCACTATGACCATCACCGATTATGTTGGCGATGCTTGGTATGTGACTGATGAACTGCGTGAAGATGGCGCTCAAGTTGAAGCTCTGATGGCTGGCCGTTCGGCTGAGTCCACCCGTGCTATTCAAGAAGTGTTTGAGTCGCGCTTCCTTGCGAAGTGTAATTCTATTCAAACCAATGCTAATGCCAATCTGGTAAATGGCTTTGCTCACCGTATTGCTTCGACTGTTGCTACTAGCGGCTCTGAGAATACTCTGGCTCTGTCTGATATCGTTGCTATGAAGCTGGCTTTTGATAAAGCCAATGTCCCCACTGCTGGCCGTGTTGCGATCCTTGATCCTGTCACTGCTGCCACTCTGGATAAGCTGGTTTCGATCAGTCGTGATGTCACTCCCTTCGGTCAGAAGATTCTGGAGAACGGCTTTGCCCGTGACCACCAGTATCTGATGAACCTGTATGGCTTTGATATTATCACCTCGAATCGTCTGCCGAAGGGCACGTTCTCGGATGGTACTACCTCGGTTACGGGCGCTGTTGCTAACGTGTTCATGAGCGTTGCTGATGACAACACCAAGCCTATTATGGGTGCATGGCGTCGGATGCCTCGCGTTGAAGGCGAGCGGAATAAAGACCTGCGTAGGGATGAGTTTGTTACCTCCTGCCGTTGGGGTTTCGGTGGTCAGCGTGAAGATACGCTTGGCATCTACATCACTTCTGCTACGAAGTATTAAGGAGACCTTATAATGGGTTACGAAAATTCTGCTGCAATCGACGTTTACAACCACTATGGTGTCCGTACTACGGGCGGCACTATTGGTGCTGAACAAAGCTCGAACTCCACTTACACCATTAAGATTGATCTGACTGGTCAATCCATTGCTGATAATGTGGCTGGCTTTATTCCTGAGGTTTACGTTAAGAAGGGTATGTTGCTGAAATCGGCTGTTCTGCGTGTTGATGAAGTGTTCGTTGTTACGGGCACCTCTCCTCACTTGGAGATTGGCTCGTATGGTTCAGTTGCTACTGATGGTATCGAAATCACTGAAGCTCAACTGGAAGCTCTTGGCACCACCCTCCTGTCCTCGACGGGTGCTGGTACTTGGGCTACGGCTAGTGCTGGTGGTATTGCTGCTGATGCCAAGATTGGTTTTGTTCTGGAAGGTGATACGGCTATCGCCGCTACTTCTGGCAAGGCCACTGTGATTCTTGAGTTCGTGTACAACACGAAGATTTAATCACTTGTAACAAACTAAAGGGAAGGTCGCTGCTAAGGCTTCCTTCCCTTTTTTCATTTATAGGGTTTAACCCCGGAGAATATCATCACAATCGAACATACAATCATCACCGATCCATACCTTCATGAACCTAAAGGTATAGCTGCAGCGGCAGCTAATAAGGTTTATGTTTCAGATGGCCTTGGGAGTGGTGGATGGCAAAAAGTAGCTGTCACTCAGCTTGACAGCACAGGAAAAGAATATGGACATCTGATTACAGCAGATGGCACTGGTGGCACCACATGGGATAATGCGGTATGGCAAGATAATGTAGGTTCTATTATCGTCCGTGGTGCAGGAGCTAATGATCCCACATTTGAATTGGTTACTGGCTCCACAGCGATGTGGGCATATAGCTTCAGTGCTACAGTGCTACAACAGTTCTGGACATGCTTCCATATAGATCATGACTATGCACCTAACACTGTGATTTATCCTCATGTGCACTGGTTCAATGCCGCTGCTGTGCCTAATACGGGTAATGTTCGTTGGGGCTTTGAGTATGTAGTAGCTAAGGGCCACTCTCAGCAAGCTTTCCCATTGACTGCTTCTACCACAGTATATAAAACTCAAGCTTCTAGTGCAACTCGCTATATGCACGCTATTGCAGAAGTTGCTATTGGAGATGCTATCCCTGCCACCAATCTTGAACCTGACTCCTTAATTTATATGCGAGTGTTCCGTGACGCTGCAGATGCAGCAGACACTTGTACAGATAAGGTGTATGCTTTCTTAGCAGACTTGCACTATCAAGCTGATGCTTTTGGCACTCTCAACAAAGCTCCTAACTTCAACGCATAATCATGGCTAAGCGCACTCTCTTAGAAATTGTCCAAGAGATTCTTAATGACTTGGATTCAGATGAAGTTAATAGCATCAATGACACTGTAGAAGCTGCACAAGTAGCTAGCATTGTTAGGGCAACCTACAATGAGATGATTAGTAATAGGAACTGGCCTCATCTCAAGAAGATTATTAAGCTTGATGCATTAGGAACATCCTACCCTAACTACCTTAAGCTCCCAGATAACGTCAAAGAGCTAATCTCAGTGAAGTACAACGTAATTGGTGATGGTGAGACTCGGGTACAATACAAGGATTTAACTTGGAAGTATCCTGATGATTTCCTCCAATACACCTACAGCCGCAATAGTGACAACAGTAATGTTGAGCAAATCCAAGACATAAGTGGTGTAGTGCTGCTTATATTGAATGACACTGCTCCTCAATATTGGACTACCTTTGATGATGAGCACATTGTATGTGATGCATACGACAGTGCTGTAGATGATTCTCTGCAAGCTAATAAATCACAGGCTATTGTCTATCAGGAAACTGCATGGGTGCATACTGATGGTGCCTATCCGAATCTCCCTGAAGAAGCTTTCTCTGCCCTTATTGAAGAAGCTAAGAGTACAGCATTCATTGTATTGAAGCAAATGGCTAATCAGAAAGCAGAACAAAAGGCTGGCAGGCAGCAACGATGGCTTGCTAGGAAAGCATGGAAAGTTCAAGGGGGTATTCGTTATCCCTCGTATGGAAGACGTTAAAATGGCAACTGATAACATTCATGAATATAAAGGCTATCAAATTAAGCCTAGCTCCAAAAGCCCAACCTCTTATTGTGTAGCCACTGTGGGACAAGGAGGGAAAATCCCCACAGTGCTTACAGGGTTGTTTACTTCTGTTGGCATTGCAAAAGGGATTATTGATGCATATGTCGCTGAGAAGGAAGTAAAGAATGGTAAAGCCAATAACCAAAGTTGAGATTACCTCTTTCTCTAAGGGGTTCTTGACTGAAGCAAGTCCTCTTAACTTTCCTGCAGATGCAACGAGAGATGAAGAGAACTTTGAATTAAATGTTAATGGTAGTCGAGATAGGCGTCTTGGTGTTGATTTTGAGGATAACTATCAATTACGTTCTACCGGATACAACAGCACTGACCTTAAGGGACTTGCCACTTCTTCCTTTAAATGGTTTAGTGCAGGCAATGATGCTAATAATGAATTCATTGTCGTACAGTTTGGGGATCATATTGACATCTATGATTCCAGCTATGAATCAATCTCCCAAGATGGTTATAAGGGTACAGTTACCCTCACTGGCACTGACCCCACTGTTAAGCTCTCCTATGGCAGCGTAGATGGTATTCTCACTATTGCTGCTGGTACAGATGACATTCATATTGTAAGTTGGGATGGAGCATCTTTTACCTATACGCAATCTCGTCTATTAGTTAGAGACTTGTGGGGCTTGCCGGGTTCTGATGGTAATGATATTAACTTACGCTCTGCTACCTCCTCTGATGAATTGCAGTATAACCTGCGTAATCAGGGTTGGGGAGTACCTCGTAAGGATTCATCAGGAACGCTTTCTGATCCTGTAACCATCTTCTACAACAACTATTCTAAGTTTCCAGCTAATGTAGAAACTGTATATGCAGGTTTGCAATTCCAGCCTGTAACTTCTGGAACCCCTTTTGAGCGTATCTATCCGGCTCTCTATGATGACATTCTTGGTCTTGATGCTCCTGCAGCTAAAGGCTATTTCATCATTGACGTATTACGTAGAGGAGCCTCTAGAGTTACAGCATATGGAGATAATAGGACTAAGTTTCCTACCCTCAATTATGCTCTAAGCACCCTCCCTTCTGACATCACTTCTGGTGGGGCCACCATTGTAGAAGACTTTGCAGGTCGTATTTTCTATGCAGGCTTCTCTGGTGATCTGACGGATGGAAGCACTAATTCCCCTGTTCTCTCTAGTTATGTCCTCTTCTCTCAAGTTATTAAGAGCAAGGAAGATGCTGTTAAGTGTTATCAGCGTGGCGATCCAACTTCCCGTGAGAACAGCGACTTAGTAGATACTGACGGTGGCTTTATCCGTATCTCAGGTGCTAAGCGTATCTATGGCCTTGTTGGTCTCTCAGGTAATCTCTTTGTCTTAGCAGATAATGGTATTTGGAAGATTGCCGGTGGTAGTGATTATGGTTTCTCTGCCACTAACTATGCTGTAACGAAGATTAGTGCTTTCGGTTGTAATAACGCACAATCTATTGTGGTGGTTAATGACAAGATTTTCTTCTGGGGTCAAGAAGGTATCTTTGCTGTAGCTAAGAATCAATTTGGTGATTGGATTGTTGAGAGTGTATCTGCTACTTCTATCCAGTCTTTCTACAACGATTTAACCACACTAGACCAAGAGAGTGCCACTGGTTTCTATGACCAGTTTGATAAGAAGATTCGCTGGATTTACACCACTGACTTTGATAGGGTTAACTTCAACATTGTACGTGAGCTAGTCTTTGATGTTCAATTAGGAGCATTCTCTAAGACTCGTTTCTATAACCTTGAAGCTAATACTCCTGAGATTGTGGGTATTGTAGCATCTGCTTCGTTTGTCACAGGGAGTACGGCTGAGGATGTAGTAGCAAATACAGTCTTAGTTGTCTCTAATGGTGAACAAGTGCAGATGACAGTTAATACTCGTAGCTCAGGTATCCAGTCATTGAAATATGTAACACTCTTCTCTACAGTGACAGGGAATGTAGGCTATACCTTCTCTCAGTATAAGGATACAGATTTCATTGATTGGTTCACTGCAGATAGTATAGGTGTAGACGCTACAGCATACATGCTCTTTGGTAATGCTACAGCTAGTGATGCTAGTGTCTATAAGCAAATACCTTACCTCACTATGCATTTCTTGAAGACTGAATCTGGTGTAGTGGAGGTGAATGGTGAATTAATCCCTGACAGGCAATCCTCATGCTTAGTGAGAGTGCAATGGGATTTCTCTACTAGCATCGTATCAAACCGTTGGAGCAGCTTATTCCAAGCATATCGTTATCGTCAGCCACTCTTCATTACTGGCCCTGCAGATGATTATGATAATGGGCTTGAAGTGATTACGACTAAGAACAAGATTAGAGGCAGAGGTAGAGCCTTCTCAGTCTATATTAAAACTGAAGCAGCTAAGGACTGTCGTGTTCTTGGTTGGGATTTGGCATTGACAGGAAATAACTTAGTATGAGCTATACAGCACGTATTGCTGAAGAGAAAGATAGTCTCTGGATTGAAGAAGTGGCTGCAGTTAATATGCTCTGTGAAGAGCTTCTTCGTCCAGAGCTTGTAAATCCTCAGCGCATTAGAGAACTTGTACATAAAGGTATTACTGAGAAGACTTGCTTCATTGCAGAGAAAGATGGAGAACCTGTAGGCGTATTAGGGGCTTTCTTAACATCTAATCTCTTTAATCCCGATATCAAAGTATTAGGAGAAGTCTTTTGGTATGTCCTTCCTGAATACAGAAACACAAGGGCTGGTATCCTCCTCTTCAAACTCTTTGATGCTACGGCTAAGGAGATAGCAGATGAAGCTACCCTTAGCATTTTAATAGCATCTAGTGAAATCAATGTTGATTCATTAGAAAAAAGAGGATTTAAACTCAATGAATTTGCATTTACTAGGAGATACTAAATGGCATTAGCTACATCAACAATGGCAGCTATCTCTATTGGAATCTCAGCTTTCTCTGCAGTATCCGGGATAATGGCTGCAGATAAACAAGAAGATGCTCAGAATGAAGCCCGTCAGCAACAAGAAGCTGCTACCGCAGAACAGCGTAAAGCAAGGGATGAACAGAAAGCTGCTCAAGCTGCTCAATCTGCTGCAGAACGTAGGACACAAATTAGAGAAGAGCGTGTTAAACGTGCTCGTCTATTACAATCCGGTGTTAACTCAGGCGTCACTGGAAGCTCTGGTGAAGCAGGGGCTAGTGGTGGTCTTTCCACTCAGCTTGGTACTAACATTGGCTTCAACTTAGGCCAAGGACAAGCTGCATCTAATATTAGTGATGCAGGGCAAAATGCTGCTGATTTCCTTAGCTCTGCTAGAAGTCATACTGTAGATGCTAATCAATGGGGTTCAATCGGTGCACTCTCAATGAATATCTTTGAGAAGTCTGGTGGCTTCAACTCTATTTTTAAAGGAAGCACACAAGCTCCTGCTCCTGTAAGCTCAGCTTCTCCTACACCCGTATATCACTTCGATCCTTAAATAAATATGGCAAATGACCTGTTAGATGTTGTAGCTGAAACCTATCCTATTAACTTAGATGATATGGTGGAACAGCTTCCTAAACCGCAATCCAAAATACCTGAAGCTTCTGTTCGTAATCAGGCAGCAATCACTACACTTCTTTCAGAAGACCCTGCCAAGCTTGAGTCTAATTATCAAAGCATGATTGCTGAGCATGAGCAGGGTGTGTCTTACACTCGGGATGCTCTTAAGCGTAATGCTGATGCTAAGCATCAAGTTGCTACGCAGAGCACTCTCATGTCTGTTCTTGCTGATCCTTCGATTGATATCAACACCAAGAAGCAAGCTATTCTTAATATCAATAGTAGTTTTAATAAAGATACTGCCACTCAAGTAGCTACACAAGCTGCTCAGCTTCCTAGCAAAGGTGAGAATCAAGAGCAAGAAGATGTACGCATTCTTGGAGCAGAACAGTTTCGTGCTGTTCGAGAGAACAGGGAGACTAAGCAGAAGCTTCTGAATGGTAAGATGGCTAAGCTTAATGCTGGCTTTGCCAGTATGACTGGTGATGTAGCTGAAGTGATGCTT